CTAGGACTTTGAAATCATTGAGTTTTTAACAATTTCAATTTTAGTGGGGTCATCAAGGGTCCAAACTGGCTTAGCATCTGGAATGAATTTCCCATACACCTTACGGATCATTGCGGTATCAGTATGCCCTAAATGGGCTGCAACTGTCGACTCCGGTTCACCAGCTTTTAGCATCCAACTGGCGAAGCTATGTCGAGTAGTGTAAGGCGCTAGGTAGGCTAAGCCTGCCTTGTTAAGTATCCCCCTCCAATGTTTGGTCGTGAACAGCCTTGACGACGTGTAAGGTTTCCCCATGCTCGTCACCCAAGCCCTGTCTGAATCGTGAGTCCGCAATTCTTGTTCTAAGGCCAATCTCGCGGAGGACGGAAGGTATATCTTTCTTGCTCGGCCACTCTTCGGCGATTGTTCTTCTCCGTTCTGGGTTAAAGTGCGTTTCACAATGATGTAGGGTAAACATATGTCCTCTCTCCTTAATGCTGCTGCCTCCCCTGGTCTTAAACCAGACCAGAAAAGAAATGTAACTAAGCGTTTACGGCTCTCACTGGTACAAGCTTTTACAATTCGCTCTGCTTCGTCAATCGTGAACACCTCATTGGACTCTATACCTTTATGTAGACCTTCGAGCGTTAGCGCTTTTGACTTCGACTCAACGGAATCTAGCATAGGACCAAATCTGTCCTCCTCAAGAACAAGTGCTCTAACGGCGCGAGTCACAGCAAAACGTATAAGCCAAAGTCTAAAAGATGCCAACTCTGGTGAGGGCGACCTACTAATAATACCCTCCCTAAGTTCCATAGCCTCTTTTGGTGTAACGTTCGCCGCATCTATATGGCCGTAATTCTCTATGACCCATTCTGCGCGTATTGTATAGGTATTATGGGTTGAGCCTTTAACCCTACCTTTTTTAGCTTTGATGAAGTGCTCTTGGATAACAGCACCCAGCGTTCGCTCGTCTTTTTTCAAACTTGGATCGTTTGGGAAATACTGCGCTAAATCAAACTGGCCTAAGCTAATATCCCGCCTTATGGCATTCAACATTTGCTCTGCGGCCTTGATATTTGCTTTAGTCGGTGGTATTCCTAATGATCGTTTCCACTGATTCTTTTCATTCGGTGGGCGAAATGCAATACGCAGCTTGTCTCTGTGTATTGTAATACCCTTGGGTAATTCTAAATCACTCATATGGCTATACTCCTGACAGTGATTACCCCCCGCTATTTAGATTAAAGTACGGGGATCTGTGTGTCTACGTTTTTGACATAAAAAAGCCCCGCCTAGAATGCTACTAGGCGGGGTTTTTCGTTTATGGGCTGCTAGCTCTCTAACGCCTCTTTGATCATCGCATGCAACTCATCATCCCACTTTGGCTTTGTGCTCTTGACGAGTTTACCTGAGACAAAAAGTACAAACTTTATAAAAAACTTTGTCGTAAAAAGCTTAGTAGCTAAGAACGAAAGTAGTTTTCTAAGCATCAGCTTCTTCCTTTTTATCTACTACTGGCACAGCTTCTACGAGTTCAGCTAGGCTTTGGCCTGTGAAGCCAACACGCTGCGCAATCTGGCCTAATACTTCGCTAAGCCCCTTACTTTCATCTTGGGCATCGAGTACACGGGCTTTTAGGCGAATGACCTGAGCCTGTAGTTCGTTTACCTTGTCCTCACCCATTATTCGACCCCGATTACTTCAGTCTTACAATGAAGCTCTGCCGCCTCTTCTGCGCTAAGTCCGCTGTACTGCTCTGCGGGTAACGCGTAGCTGGCAAAATCTGCGTTGTACGTTTCGGTATCGATAAGGATATAAGGCGCTGCGCCATTGTCCTTTGCTGTCTGCGACGGCCAGTAGCCAATGCGGTAGTTAAGCGAGAAGCTGGCCGTTTCTGACTCAATCTCACCACTGCCCGCACGAATGTCATATACATAAGCTTCGCTTGTATTTGCCGTAAAATCTGAGCGAAGAACCTGAAACACGGCTGCCTCGAACTCAGTACCCTGTGGGTCTGTAAATGCTGCTGTAAACATTTTTAAGCCTCTTATTATTAGTGAGTCCCGATTATAACGCGCTACTACTCATTAAAAAAGTAGTAGCACTGTTAATTATGGACCATAGAAAAAGATAGCCCAATCGACTGTCGTAGATATCACAAGCGAGTGGTCTATAGCGTTACGGACGTAGATAGTCAGCGAACCCCTAAAGTGCTTCTCAACGGCCTTAGTGCCACTGGACGCTGTGAGCGATATATAGCGGTTGCCCTGACTCCACGACGAGTAGCTTGTGCTTGTTGCCGTGTTTATACTTAGCCCTGAATTGCTATCGTCCCGCGTGACAACGTAACGATACTCTAGCTCCTTCGCCAGTTCGCCATACCCCACGTTGTACTCGTTTTCAATATCCCACACTAAGCTACGTGTTTGGGCGCTGCTAGTTGTGTCTGCCCCAATACGTTTAGACGCTGGCCTGTAGCGGAAATATAAAGCACTGGCCGTGTTCAGCAGGTCGGTTAACTTGATAGGTGGCGACGTAGGTACATGTTCGTTCTGCTCGATTGAAGGCACTAGGTCATTCCCCCGTAGGTAATCGGTCAACTTTGGCTGGCTGGACTTAGAGCCGAAGAAGTTGACCACCTGTGCCTTGAACGCAATTGGCACCGATGTTACGCCTAGCTTTATCATTTGGTCGACCAACGGGAAACGACGGTTAGCGAGCGTTATCGTTTGGCTGCGTGTGCCGATTGTTATAGTAACCGACACACTTTGCATATAGTCTCTGGCCGCTTCAACCTGAAAGTAAACCTTATCGCCATTTTCTACGAGCGTGTACGAGCGCGGTGCGTTATTTACGCTATTCACGAATACATTCACCAGCCCGCCGTCGGACGTTGTGCCCTTCGCCTGCACCCCTTTATTGATGCCCGACACGTTAATGACGGGCAGCGTTACGAGCGCCTTTGGGTCAATGTTCGACATATTACTTAGGCCGAAGCTGTCGGGGTACTTATCCCCGACTCTGAACCTAAGCGGGATAGATACAGTCTTACCGCCTACCGTAGCTGATACATAGTCTGTGGTATTAGGCACTCCCGACTTAACGGTCTTTGTGCTACCTCCAGATATGTTAGCTGAGCTAGTCCAGCAGGAACTAGAGAAACCAGTAATGGTCACTCCAGAACCCGAAAACGTAACTGTATCACCCGCTTCTAGGTAATCGAGAGAGCTAGGGAAAGCCTTAGCTGCCTTAAACTCCCCGTCATACCTAATACGTATAGTAAAACTACTAGCCAACTTGTGCCTCCAATTGTTTAACTTTAGCCGTTAGCTCTTTGACGGCTTCGACTAGCAAGCCAATTACACCGTTATGAGCTACTTGGAGTTTGCCCTCTGTTTCTGTCACTGCCTCTGGTAGCACTTCCTGCACTTCCTGCGCAATGATACCCGCAGACGGTTTATCTTCTAGGTCATTACGAGTGTACGTGTTACCTGTCAACTTGCAGATTTTTTTCAGGGCGTCAGGGATAACCTTAATGTTGTCCTTAACACGTCTGTCGGAAGTCGATATGAAGTCAGGTGCGTACATCTTACCGCTCGCTGTGCAGTTACCTTTATAATCCATGCGGAAATAGCCATCGGTGCCATTGACTGTCCTGCTATTGGTGTAGGCAAATATACCAAAGTAGGCATTACCTAAACCGCCCACCGTCCATGTGTAGCTTGCGTGCCGCTGTCTTATTACCGCCGCATATGAGTTATTACCGACGTTAGCGCCATTGTAAATACCAACGTAGCTTGAGTCGCGTTGGCTGATCCAGCTAGAGCCAGTGTTGTCCCTTCTGAACCCCCGCCCCCCTTGGACAGTACCGTTGACAACCACATCGCCATTACGGTAAAACCTAGCGATAGAGCCTACATCACCACCAGACGACGAGTACCCCCCTGTCACGCCTGCCGTTTGTATCCTAAGCTCCCCACCGTCCGCATTAGCCTCTAGGCGAAACGCACCGTTTGCTGAGTTCTTACCAACGATAGCTATGTTGGTGTTCTGTGACGGGTGTTTAAACAGCGCTACAACTTGGTTTGTACCTATCGAAGAACCTGTAGATACAATCTGACCTGTTGCCTGAACTGTACCATCATTGGCAATCGTCACCCCTGTACTAACACCAGTAACTCCCTTAGAGCCCCTAATGAACCGCGCTATATCACCTGTGCCAGACTGCACAAAGTAACTAGCATTATTTGTAGAATCCCTGTGGACGTACAAGAAGTTACTATGCGGTGATGAAGTCCCAAGTCGAGCAAACCCCGTAGCTGGAACCTTCTGCAAAGTATCAGCATCCAGCCCAGAGCCTGCACCCATTTTTCCTGTGTGGAATAGCTCAAACCATTCAGAATGATTACCAGAAGCAACGCGCTTAAACATCATCCTGTTACTATGGAACGAACACGCAATATCAAAATAGTACCCTGCACTGTTCGAGTGGTTAGCAATAATGTGATACCACCAATCGTTAGTCGGGTTAGATAGGGTATTGCCGTCTTTACCGTCGCCTCCGTTGCCCGACACGTTCGCGGCCTGTAGTCCTGTACGCCCATATTCAACTTGACTCATATACTGGACGAGCTTGGCTGCTTCCGCAGTGGCACTTACACCTAGGTACTTAGAATCAGACTCGGCTTTAGTCGCAAAATGACTGCTATTCCCTGCGTGGTACACGCGTTTACCGTTGACATTCAAGTCTTTATTGAAGTAGAAGGACGGGCGGTCAGTATAGATATGCGCGTAGCTCGTATTTGCGGGGCCAATGTCAATGTAACCGCTAGCGTTCTTTGAAGTGATACCGCCCCAATTGTTAGTAGCTAGGCCAATATTACCCGCGTGCCACATGACGTTCCCCCTGTAGCGAACATCAGTAAGATTAAGGTTTAAAACAGTAGTTAGGCCTACGGCATTACCTGCTGTCACTCCTGCGCCTAGCTCGAAGTTAAAACTAGGGTTAGACGTGCTGTCTGTATTAACCTCAATACGAGCAGCGTTGCCATTCTGCACAGGAACGCCTCTAGTGTGATTGAACGTAACATTTGAGTTGCCATAGCCATCGTTAGTGGCCAGTGCTGTTTTTCCGTTAAGACTCCCTATGACGTTGCCCGAAGTGAAAGAGTCACCTGAGCTTGGCATGTACCTGCTATTCGTTTCGTCTTTTGAGTAAACGCCAACGAAGTTACGCACAGCGCCCATATCCGAACAGAAACGAATATAGTTATCGGTCGTACTGTTCCTGAACGCTATTGCGCCCCCAATGGTATTTTGGTTGCCATAGGTAGACCTGAACAATCGTGCGTAAATGTCACCATTTGAATTCCGGCTGGCGATAGAGTTTGCATTTGCCCCATCAGAATAACCACGCCCGTCTAGCTTGCTTGAGTCGGCGGCCTTGCCTGACTTGCCAAGATACTTTGACGATAATGCAGTGCCATTCTCATAAAAGTTAACCGAGTGTATTTCTTTAAACTTCCATGAACTCGTACCTAGCAAGCTGTTGCCATTACTGTATGGTAGTAAGCCGCCGCTTGTAGATGGCACACGTAGCCATATGTTTGAAGATGCAGGATTATTGCCAGCGACCATGCGCGGGTATGAACTATTCCCTGATGTATCTAGTGCCACAAAACTAGGCTGTTCCTTGACCTCTGACCAGCGAACGTCCGTAATGAAACCACCACTAGACACCGTAGGCTCTGAAACAGAGATTGAGAATTGCAGCTTGCCCGCGTAATTGAACGTGGACGTGTTTGCAGGGTTAAACGTCATATTGGTGATAGTGAACTCATACGTGTACTCATTGCCCTTCGTTGGCGCGGGGAGTATCACTGTGTCCTCAAAATTGAACGACGTTCGGTATATTCTAAAGCCCTCATCTTCCTCCGAGTACGTAATGGTAGACTCTAATCGGATCTTAGATTGGCCGCTACTGAAATTGTAAGGCGCGCCATTTACCTTCATTTCTAGGTCGAAACGAACGTCTTTACTGTTTGCCACGTTCGGACCAACTACCGTAATAGTCATCTTCTGCGCGCTACCACCTGACTTCAACACAGGCACGGTAATCTTCTTGCCTTGGCCTATACCCGTTGACGACACCGACTTAGTACCACCTAAGATTTCAGCGTCGGGGTTCACACGAACAATGCCGTCTTTAAACGCTGGGTCAATCATATGCTCACGAACGGCGCCCGCTGGCAATGACAGATTATCCGATAGAAGCGTTAAGCCATCAACTGCTAAGCTACCACTGTCAATCGTTTCAGCCGACAAGCGTTGGATAGTCGCTTCGTCCAAGTACATGTAGTTTCTATCTTCTGAGAAGTAGAAAGGGAACTTAGACTTGTCCAGCTCTGAGCTACCATTCCAGTTTGGCGGTACAATCGCAATTTCATCGGCTTGGAAGTACAGCTTGCCGCCTGCCTCCGCGCCACTGCCATTAGCTAGCAGGTGAACACCTGATACTTTACCGTTGGCATCTGCTTTGATCACACGCTCGGCCTTTAACTCGCCCGTCTGTTGGTCAACATAGGCTTTAGACTCATCAGTGACAGCAGCTAGCGCACCACTATGGCTACTACGACTGTAAACAATGTCGCTAATATATACCGGTGGCATAGTGCCGCTGCCACCCATTTGCAAGAATGGGGTTGCACCGTTATAAGCCTCAAATGTATGCGTGTACGTTCCTTCCACATACACCCACTTACCCGAGCGGTCTGTTATACGAGCAGTTAATGGCCACTTAGACTGCTCTTGCCCGTCGATCATCATTCTTAGGCCAAGATTGAACGAAATATCTGTGTCAGTAGTGTATACCCACGCTGAAATGTAAATCTTATCGCCGACACTTATAGGGAACTGCGCATTGTAGTCATAGCAATCACGTGTCGTAAGCTTTAGAACATACGGTCGACCCGACAATGTTGGGATACCTACGGCCTTTGTCGAAACCACACTGCCCGCAGTCCAGCCACCACGACTTAAGTCCGCGCCGAACACACCGCGTGTAACTATGTTTGAACGGCTAAGGCTGACTTCATCTATTTTTGTAGCATGAGTAGCTGACGTGTTTTCAAGTGACGTGACACGCGAAGTTACTGCGTTTACTTTGCTATCCGCTGAGTTTGCTTTCGCCTGCGCCGCGTCCGCCTTATTAACCCCACTGGTCGCTTTAGTCTCAACCGAGCTAAGTCTTGACGCATGCCCTTCGCTCGTTTCCTCAAGCGTAGACACCTTGTTAGTAACAGCAGTGATTTTCTCATTCGCTTGGTCTGCCGAGTTTTGCGCGTTATTCGCTTTAGTTGTCGCTGAGTTAGCTGTGCTCTGCGCATTATTCGCTTTAGTAGTTGCTGAGTCAGCTGTACTCTGGGCGTTATTCGCTTTAGTCGTCGCTGAGTCGGCTGTACTTTGGGCGGCCTCCGCTTTGCTAACACCACTATTGGCCTTGGTCTCAACTGACGTTAGGCGAGAAGCATGACCCTCTTTTGCGACCTCAAGGACGCCTACCCTGCTCTCATTTTTTTCGGACTTTGTTTCTACCTCACTCAGCCTTGATGAATGATCCGATGCCGTAGTCTCAAGGGTTGAAACCCTAGACAGCGAAACATTACTAACAGCCTGAGCTTCGAACGCAGGGCGCAACGACGACTTATACCCAACTGCGTGGTACTCCCCTTCACTTATGTTAGTCCTGACAGCAAAAGGCGCACTACCGACGAAGAACATGCCATTAGGCGCGAGAACACCAGAGCTAGCTGCACCACTATGCGCACCGACATTTACCCTACCGCCTTTAACTGCTGTTATATCGTATGTACCGTGTAAGTTACCGTCTAAGTGGTAGACCTTAACAGAACACGGTTCCGCCGAGATAATAGAGAAGTCATAAACCGTGTGGGGTAAAAGGTATGTGTCACCCGCCATTTTTCGCGGGACACCCGTTTCCGCGTCAGTTCCAGCGCCATCGCCATAGTCGTACAGGTAGAATGGGTCGTCACTGTAGTAGTAGCCCGAGCCGTTATTATGAACCTGAGCGTCGCCCGTCTTTATGACACGAACGCCCTGAGACCCCGTAATGTATTCTCGCGAGGGAGCCTTAAAGGCCACGCTATCTGCGCCAACACCGTTAGTACCAACAGCAAGGATCGGTCTAGTCGCCTTAATGAAGAAATACTCTGTGCCACTTGGGCGATCAACCTCTATGGTTTTTACTGCGCCAGAGTCTAGTTTAATAGAGCTTGAGCCACTTATTGTATCGACCGCTGGGCTGCCATCTTTGTATGTTAGCTCGACCTCAGCATCACCGTAGACTGAAAGTAAGTTAGCTCTCTGTCTGCGTTCACCAGTGCTGCTACCCGAACGTGACACGGCCAACAGCTGGGTCGACGCAAACTGTGCAGGTGGCAGGACTTCACCCGACACGCCCACAAGGGCTACCGGTTTGTTAGACTCGACCTTATCCCCTTCTGTCAGACCACTTAGCGTACCCGTATCACCCTTGTCGGCCTCGACCGCAGCTCTACCATTGACGTATATGACCGTTTCATTCTCGAACGCACCGTACCTGATAGTGCCAATAAAGCCCATTACATAACGAGGGGCCATAGCGCCCATGCTAGCGAACTCGCTAATATCGTCGCTACCCTCAGTTAACGCCTTAAATTCAAGTTCCGACAGCCTTGTAGCCTTATCAGTGTCCGACGTTTCCAGCACACTTACGCGGGTAGAAACACTAGACACCTTAGTATTAGCATCATCAGCAGACGCTTGGGCGGCGTTCGCCTTATTTACGCCCGTAGTTGCCTTAGTTTCTACGTTTGTTAAACGTGACGCGTGGCCTTCGCTAGATTCCTCTAGTACAGAGACACGGTTAGTGACAGTCGTAATCTTCGAATTGGCCTCATTTGCAGACGACTGTGCTGCGTTCGCCTTGCTAACCCCACTATTTGCCGTGCTTTGTGCGTTATCTGCTTTAGTGACAGCCGACGTAGCTTTGGTTTCCACGTTTGTTAAACGTGACGCATGGCCTTCACTCGTATCTTCTAAAGTAGAAACACGGTTTGTTACCGCTGTTACCTTTGTATTTGCGCTGTCCGCCGTTTCCTGAGCGTTATCCGCCGCAGTTTGCGCAGCATTTGCTTTAGATACACCGCTGTTTGCAGTGCTTTGGGCAGCATTCGCCTTAGATACACCACTATCCGCTGTACTTTGGGCTGCATCCGCTTTTGATACAGCAGTTGTAGCTTTCGTTTCAACATTAGTTAAACGTGACGCATGGCCTGTGCTAGTAGACTCAAGGGTCTGTACAGACGAACCTAAATCACCTCCGCGTAGCTCTATTCTAAGTATCTTGCCGCCATCAGATGACGACCAGAACGCGACCTCATTATCACCTTGTTGTGCGTCAACAAGGTACTCAAACCATTTAGTTTGCTCATTAGAGCCTTTAGGTAGAGGTGACACCTCCGTACCGTTGAACGCCACATGGAGTCCGCCCTCTGCATCCCACAGTTTTAGACGAAGTGCGGCTTTGCCAGCGTACCCACAAGCAAGCGTAAATTTATTAGCACCCTCGTAGCTGCTATTTCCAGTCCAACCGATATTTGGTGACAATGCGCTTTGGATGCGAGAACCCGATAGTTGCTCAAGGTTTACAGACTCGACATTAGTTAGCCTCGTCGCATGAGAGTTACTTGTACTCTCAAGCGAACTAACACGGTTAGAGTTAGTGTTCGCCTTACTCTCCGCATTAGAAGCCTTAGTCTCAACGTTTGTTAAACGTGATGCATGGCCTTCGCTAGTTTCTTCAAGTGAACCGACCCTGTTAGTCACAGAGCTTACTTTTGTATTCGCACTATCCGCTGAGTCTTGGGCTGCGTCGGCCTTGTTAACCGCCGTAGTAGCCTTGGTCTCAACATTCGTTAAACGTGACGCATGACCTTCGCTGGTTTCTTCCAGTGATGTTACACGGTTCGTGACAGCCGTAACCTTCGTGTTCGCGCTATTAGCCGTACTTTGGGCTGCATCTGCCTTAGACACACCGCTGTTCGCTGTGCTTTGCGCATTATCTGCCTTAGTGACAGCGCTAGTCGCCTTAGTTTCTACATTCGTTAGACGTGACGCATGGCCTTCACTAGTTTCTTCTAAGGTAGAAACACGGTTAGTAACCGCCGTTACCTTAGTATTTGCCGTGTTAGCCGAAGATTGAGCTGCATTAGCTTTAGCTACACCACTGTCCGCCATAGACTGTGCAGCATTCGCTTTATTAACACCCGTTGTAGCTTTGGTTTCTACGTTTGTTAGACGTGACGCATGGCCTTCACTGGTCTCTTCTAAAGTAGAAACACGGTTAGTTACTTCGCTAACACTCTCGTTTGCCTCATCGGCAGAGGCTTGTGCAGCATTCGCTTTGTTAACACCCGTTGTGGCTTTGGTCTCTACGTTCGTTAAACGTGACGCATGGCCTTCGCTAGTTTCTTCAAGTGTAGAAACACGGTTTGTTACCTCACTAACGCCACTATTCGCTGCATCAGCAGACGCTTGTGCGGCATTTGCTTTATTGACACCCGTTGTAGCTTTGGTTTCTACATTCGTTAAACGTGATGCATGACCCTCACTAGTTTCTTCTAAAGTAGAAACACGGTTAGTTACTTCGCCAACCGCTTCATTAGCGGTATCAGCAGACGCTTGTGCGGCATTTGCTTTATTGATACCCGTTGTGGCTTTGGTCTCCACATTTGTTAAACGTGACGCATGGCCTTCGCTAGTTTCTTCTAACGTTGAAACACGGTTAGTTACTTCGCTCACACCGCTATTCGCTGCATCAGCAGACGCTTGAGCCGCATTCGCTTTATTGATACCCGTTGTAGCCTTTGTTTCTACGTTTGTTAAACGTGACGCATGACCTTCGCTAGTTTCCTCTAAAGTTGAAACACGGTTAGTTACTTCACCAACCGCTTCATTAGCGGTATCAGCAGACGCTTGTGCAGCATTAGCTTTATTAACACCCGTTGTAGCTTTGGTTTCCACATTCGTTAAACGTGATGCATGACCCTTACTAGTTTCTTCAAGTGTAGAGACTTTAGACTCAGTATCGCTCGCCTTCGTTTCCACGTTAGTAAGTCGAGTCGCATGCGCTAGCGTTGTCTCTTCGACTGTAGCTACACGGTTCTGCGTGTTAGTTGCCTTAGTCTCTACGTTAGTAAGGCGTGACGAATGGCTAGACGACGTAGACTCAAGCGTCGCTATCTTAGAATCTGCCTCTTCGCCTCGTGTTTCAAGCGTTCGGATCAAGCTAGCATTCTCTGCGTCAGCTTCTTCTAACGTTTTGATAGTGGCAAACGCTTCACCATCCCAAACACCAAGACTAGACAACCGTGTAGCCTGTTCGCCCGACGTTGACTCTAGTGAGGCCACTCGTGCGCGGGTACTGCCATCATTAGTCTCAAGTACAGAGATTTTTTGCGCTTGTTCATCAGTGGCGTTTTCGAGCTGCGTTATAGACGAACCCTGTTCCCCGCTTAGACTTGTCAGATTAAGTAGGTCATTCTCGACCTCACCGATTCGACCCGAAGCCGCTGCTAAAGAGCTATCAACACGGTCGAACTCACTATTCATCGACGTGGTGATAGACGTTAGTGACGAATCGACACCATTCAGCTTAGTATCAATACGCGACACATGGCCTGCGGTGCTAGCATCCAGATCTTGTATTTGCTTCGAAAGGCTACCGTCTAAGTCTTGTACCTTGCCAGACAGCGTTGCGTCTAAGTCTTGCACTTGACCGGACAGCGTTGTGTCCAAATCACCGATAGACTGATTCAACGAGTCAACAGAGTTTGAAAAGTCTACTTGCGCGGCTTGAAGGGCTTGATTCAGAGCTGTATCCGCCGCTTTTAATCGGGAGTCAGCGTCCGCTAAAGCTTGCTCGACCGCAGACAGGCCGTCATTAACATCAGACAGCGAGCTATTGTAACTGTTCTGCTTTTCTAGGATTTCATCGAGGACTTCGGGGTCTACGTCTTGGCCGTCTTTACCATCCGCGCCCTTGATTAGAGACCAATCATAAAGCGACGGGTCTGAAAGGTCGGGTTCTTCTGTTCGTTGGCCTACGGCGAAGCCAATGTATTCTTTGCCTTCTGGGGAGAGGACTATACCGTTACCGAGCGCGTCATCAGCGTATGCTTTCCAAACATGGTAGGCTGGGCCTTGAGCTTCGGCAGTTAGGTCGATTAAGTGCCAAACACCATCTAACCTAGCATACAACGCGGTGTGGTCACTCCACACCCCGTCTTGTTTTATCTTTATTGACGAGACTCGTTGCCAAGTCCCGTTTATTTTTATAGCCGACATTGCGGGTTTCCATTAGGGGGCTGCGACAATCCAAATGTCACCATCTTTACCCTGCCCCGCGCTTGGGGCTGTGGTAGAGACAGTAACGCGATTACCTAGCTTCTCTAATGTATCACTGACCTGCGCTGCAAGTCGTGTGTTTGTGGTTGCTGACACGCTGCGCATAATACCATATAACACATTGGTTTTTGTAGTTAAGTTGTATGGTTTATCGATGCGGATTGTCGAGTCATCAATAACCTCCATTACCTCATAAACACGTGTATCAAGGACGAACATATCCCCCTCAGCGGGCTTGTTTGCAGCCGATGCCCAATACGTACCGATGCCCTCAACAATGTCACTATCTTTAGTTAGATTAACAACACCCGTTCTGTACCATTTACTCATTAATTTTTCCTCTAGTAGTGAAGGCCAGACACATCTTTGAACGTGCTGCCTGTCTTAAATACGTCCGCAACAATCGCTGATTGCTGCACTAAAATGTTATCGTTTACGTCTGGCCTAAGCTCTACGGCAAATGTATGTTCCGCAGTGCCTTTAGGGATATGACAGCCCATCTGCACTGTCACCGACCCTTCTTCCTCAACGTTGTGCGAATGGAACTTCTGCACAACAGAGCCATCGAGCCTTAGATAAACGTCAAAGTTACTCGTAGAGCCACCGCCGCCTTGGTGGTCTAGCGCAATACCACTAATCACAAGTACGCGTTCTTCGGTCGCACCTAAAAGACCAGGGCTGATTGTTCCTTGGATCAGGATGTAAACCTCTCTAGGACCAACCTCAATCTCGCGATCAACAACGATTACCGTTCGGTCAACAATATCGCCCTCAATATTCTGCGCGTATAACGTACCCTCTATCGTGCAAGACTCATCAATCCGCACATTTTCAAGGTATCCGCTCTTGGCCGCTACGTTACCCTCGAAGAAGCCGTCACGGGTTCGCATGATTCCATCTTGGCTAACTGAGAACTTGTCGCCAATTGTCAACGTAGCACCGTCAATCGAACCACCAGTAATGCTAGGTGATGAGAACGAAAGACCCACTTTAACGCGCTCCGCTACGATGTTAGCGGCCAGCAAGTTGTATATCTCTGCATCTTGAATAAACGCTTTGTCTATAACCGTTTTGCCGTCTTTGATGATGAACGGGAACACATTTTCATTGCCCCCCGTTACCGCGAAGGTCTGCGCGTCGACAACAAAGCTCGTTTGAGTGCCGTCGTTTAGGAAACCCACGCCACCTTGGAGGCCAGCGACACTTGTTTTTACACCCCATTGCGCTTCATAGATTCCACCTTGTGATGCGGTAGTGCTAGCCAATTGCTGAAGGCTTACGTTTGTGCCGTCGTAGTCAACAGTGAAGTTTCTAATAGCCTGTGCAATAGCCCCTTCCGAGCTACTAAGCACCGTATCGAACTCAGTTATTTTAGCGTCAACTATTTTACCGAGGTCATTCTCCCACTTGGATTCAAGCTCTTGGATACGCAGCACATAAGCTTCGTCCGCGTTGACCGCCGCATGTATGCCCCCCGACAGGCGAGCATAGTTTTTAGCGAATTGCTGCTGAATGCTCTCTGTCTGCGTGTGCTTCGACAATGCCTCGCTCATAGCTTGCTCGGCCAGCATATCGCTGAGCGTAGCGCTTCCGTTGATCAAATCAGCAAGCCCTGAGTCACCTAAACCGCTGCCTTGGAGCGTTCGGTTTATGGTGTCCATTATGCTCAGGTCACTGCGCAGCCACTTAAAGTTGTTGCTGTCCGCGACTTCCTCGCTGAACCTAACCAGCACTTGCTCTGGGCTTTCAGACGTACTAGCACGTGTACCCTCTGGCGAGCTTATATCACCCGCTTGGTAATCACGGTTTAAGTGCCTAGCCCAATAAACAAAAGTTCTAGCTGGCTCAACCAAGTCAGAGAAGAAACCCGTTGCCGACGTACCAACGTATTCAGCCTCGCTGAACACTGGCGTAGCCGTTAGGTCATCAGTCACATCAACGCGATAAATCTCTGTAGCCGCGTACCAATCGGCCTTTGGCCTATCCCACTCAAGACCTACCATGTTGAACATGCCGAATGCCGCAAAGTTAGTTGGCTTCGTCGGCATAGGGTCATTAAACGCCGTAACAACGCCTGTCGCGGATTTTGTAGCGACAGACGATAAATCATCAGTACCTATCGCTTTCTTTAAATCTCTGAACGTTACAGCTCGATCTAGCGTGTTACCACGCCCCATACCCGCCTGTATTTGGACAGTTTCACGTAACGAGTTAAGGAACTGTGAAACAGAGCGAGATACGTCTTTAGGAACAGGTGGTAAAGCTCGACTCATACAAGCTCCTCCGGTGATTGCGCAAGCTGAATGTCACGAACCTCTAACTTAGCCGCTTGGCTTATTGGTTCGACAGCCGTTCGCCATCTAAAGGCACGACTGTTAAACGGCAGGTAGAAAAACGATGGGCTTTCCACAAGCTTCGTATAGGCCACGGTCTCACCCGTTGTGGCATGGTCATACTCCACACGCACTTTAACGGGGTACGTGTTGGCTCGTACCTTCGCGATATTGAAGCAAACAGGGTCATTGAACAGGTATGTTTTTGACTCCCAGCCTAATTCCATGAACCCATCTTCTGACGAATCAAAAAGCATCAACTCACGGGTATCACTATCAACGTAAGCTAGGTCATTTGTCTCCTCTAGCTCAACGAAGGACTCAGCTCTTAGGTCTACCGTTCTAATACCCGCATTTGGGTCTAGCGCATCAAACACGAGCGTTTTATCCACCGTCGGGCAGCGAACAAAAACCTTGTTATCGTAGTTACCAAGTATCATTGTGCTTGGGTCAAGCTTGCGCCACGAGTCATTGTCTATAAAACCTGTACTCACGTTAGCAATCGCGTAGCCCTCGATACGGTGCAGCCCTGTTTCACTAGTAAAGTAGACAGCGCCCGCGACCTCAGTCGAACCTTGTGGGCTTGAGCAAGGAACGGGGTCTGCAAGACGTGCCGCGTCCATCGACTCAGGGTGAACACCTTGCACCACATAAGGCACACCCGTCGTTAGCACAACAAGGTTTGAACCCGAAGTCTCGATTGTCACAATGTCCTCTTGGAATACCTTGTAATACTTGACAGGCCACGCGTAGAAAGCGTCTGGCTCAGCAAAGCACAAGATACGTTTATTGTGCCCCACAAGAATATCTGAACCCATAACAACGACCTTTTGCATTGGTCCATTCGGGTAAAGCTCCGTGTTCAAGTCTGGCGCGCCCACCCAATCTTCATTGATAGGTGAGTCCAATAAGTCACCGCTGTACGTTGTGTCTGTGTAGGTGTTCTGCGTCGCTGGAATTTCAGCAACGAACTGGTAGACAGCCGTACCTGAACTCGCTAGGTTCGTTCTGAATATGCGAATTTTTGCGTTTGTTCCGCGCAATGGATCAGTAAGCAAAAGACTATCTGGCGGCGTAGGGAAAGTGAGCGTAACCGCCGTTGTATTTACGTACTCCCATTCTCGGATTTTTACTATATCCGTAGGGTCTGCCAACGCGCTCAAACGCCCCCAAGCGTCAACATAGCAGTAAGAGTATGCAACTTCTGAGTAGTCATACTCACTGTCCTCTGGGTCTTGGTAAGGCTTCAGGCCGACGATGCCATCACCATCAGTGTCACCCGTTGAGTCTACGCCCTCCTCTTGGGGTTCGTAGTACCAATGCTCAGCATCACCAGTGATAACAGAGTCGATTTTGTCAGGAACTGGTACATTCAACGGGTACGTAACCGCAGGATAAGGACCACTGCCCTCCTCTGCATTTAGGTTATACACGACCCGTGGTTCACTATTGGCCGAAGCAAACAGTGCGTAGTCGTAAGCGTCATTCTTGAGTGGCGCATTAACAGCATACGTAATCTCAGGCCATGTAAACCATTGGTCACGGTACTTGTGCATAGACTTAGTATCACTACGACCAAAGCTGCCCAATGATGTAGGGAGCGCCCACGGTTCTAAGATTCCCCGCTCTGACTTAGTGTTGTTCGACAACGTAGCGTAGCCATCTGGCAATTGCTCATCGTCGAACTTAGGCGCAGTGCCTAGAAAAGCATTAAACAGAATTTTCATTAATGATACGTCCAACTAACAGGTTCGCTCGACACGCGCCAGTCGATATGCAGGAACGAGTTAGCAAAGCCGAAGCCCTTTGCGCCCAGCTTTAACGCAAGCTCAACAATCTGCATTCGTTTTACGCCCCACGGCACATAAATATCAAAAGCGACACCTTTGAAGTGTTGACCTGGTTGTTCTTTTTTCGCCTCTTCGGGGTGTCTAGCACAGCGGTAGGCGCTCGTTAACGCAAGAGGACCAACCTCATCACGAATTTTTTGAAGCATCCGCAGCGCATATGGATCACATTCGTTCTCCACTTCACCTTTGCAGAAGTCACATTTACAGCGTAGCTCCGAAGGCTTGAAGTTTTTTGTTCTTGGTTCTGCCATGAAAAAGCCCCATAAATATTAGTGTTACTTATGGGGCATTATAACAGTATTACTGTTTTATTTAATTAAATTCTTGACCGACTCGTTGATAGGCTTAGCCATCCAAGGTATCTGGTTAGCCAGCGGCACAACACGGCTCGGCTGCATTTCAAGTGTCGCCACATCAACAGCAAACTGAGCGGTTGGTCCCATAGCGGCCACGACAGGGTGATTACCATAGGTTGTACCAGCGTAGATAGATTCGGCCATCGTTGCGGGTCCGAGTAGGCCAGTAGCCGCGAGAACACTGCCGCCCCAATCCACCAAGTCACGCTCACCCTGCCACTTAGGGCGGCCAAACGGATATCTAATCTGCTCGCGTATAAGCTCCGCAATTAGTGCCAATGGGAGGGCAACCGCCGCTGTAACGGCTACTGCTTTCCAAGGATCGACACTTGAACTTCTGTCCTTAAACCCTTTAGCCAACGACTTGTGTACGTTGTCATAGAACCCGTAGAAGAACTTTTTAAGGGTAGTCACGAGTAAGAAACGCGGATCATTTGCCACAAGCGGTAGCTGCGTAGAACGTGGGTTAGTCACGGCCTCATTAACGAACTGGTGAACCGCATCACGGTAACGTTTACCAGCTGGGCTTGTTAAGTCTGCGTCCGATGCGAATGCTTTAACGTCTGCCGCAGTTACGCCTAGCTCTTTTAAGCGCTTCTCCCCATCAGCCCCATCTTCCACGGCACGAACAAGGTAGCGTTCAGCCGCCTTAGTCGCTATTGCACGTGTCATTTTGGTCACATAGTTTTGGCCGTTGTACTTGAACACAAAGGCTTGGATACCTTGTGAGATACGACCCATAGTTAAGTCGTTCATGTTGTACATTTCTTGTAGCGAGTGCTCGATAGCGTCATCGGTGATAATGTCAAAATCGCGAGCGACCTTAAACATTTTCTCTCGCCCTACCCCCGTTAAAACGCTCTTGGCGTCGTCCAGCATTCCTTTAGTATCGCCACGCATACGAGAGTATGTTGCCGCTACCTCTGGCACACTCGCTAGGCCAGTGAACCACAGCACCGTAGCCGACTGAAAAGCTAAAGCAGCAGAGTTAAGGTTACGTAGTATAGGCGACATGTTCATGCCTAAACGCCCCGTAACGCCCTGATACAACTTAGCGAACTCCTGACGATTGCCCGTATGCACCTCGCTCTGTATGCGATTGAACTCTGCATTAGAATCCCACTTACCGTTTTTAACGCCGCCATGCGTCTCATTCCATGCAGCCCAGCTAGTTGACGAGTTAACAAGGCGGAGTAAGTGTCTCGGTGCGTCTGTATCCACGTATCCACCTTCCTTTAGCTTCTCGTAAAGTGGCTCTAGCACCCTACGCCCCGACCTTGGTTGATTGCTAAGCTCCGGCCTAATTGCGTACTCTGGGTATCCTCGACCGTCCAGTATTGAGTCAAGCGTCGCCTCTGGGTTCTTAACTCCCGCCTCACGAAGTATGGACAAGAAACCTGCTCTGTTTCGTTCAACAGCATGCAAGTCTAGGTGGACCTTAGATGCTACAGGCTTGAAGTTTTTATCATGTTTTCTAACGTACGCATTTAGCTGTGCTATGAAAGCCTCGTACTTCTCACGCTCGGGACTTTTAACCTTGTTAATAGAGTCCTCGTAGCCCTTCTGAATCGCCTTATTGTCTCCTACTTCCTTGCCAATACGTGACGCGAAATACTCCGTAGCGTTTCGTTGTAGTGCAGTGAACCTGTCCGCCCTCGCCGCAGCATCTGGGTGAATGCGAGCTAGACGTGTGCGCGTCATCTCAAAGAAACGGAACATAGACTTTCTAGCTAGTCCACGGTTGCGCTTAACCACTTTCTTTAGCTTGCGGTTTAGCTGAATTTTGCGGCCTTTGCTCAAGTCCGTGCCTTCTCCAACTTCTGTATCCTTGTAGCTTTTAAGCGCTAACTCAGCCACCTCTAATTTACGTTTGGCCTCCGCTACTAGTTTCGCCTTAACATCAACACCGTCTGCTGAAACTCTATCAGGCCTCCTTACGGCAAGTTGGTAATCTGCTTTTGCCGACTCTACACTTTGTTCAAGTGACCTTCTAATAGCCGTTTGCGCTCCGCCACCACTTTTGTCCTTGCGCTTGGTCTTACGTAACACGCCTCGCGTACTGTTAGCCGTAGAGACTTCATCGCGGTTCGCTATCTCATCATCAACACGCGCCGTGTCGATAGTTAGCTCCCCACCTTCTTTGGCCGCTTGCTCGAAGTCCTTATCAAACACTCTATTTTTGGCATCCAGCAGTATCTCATCGCCGCGTTCCTCAGTGATTTTATCCTCGTTCACAGCCTTTGAGACCAATGAAGCAATATCGTCATAGGACACTTCATCACGGTACACGTTGCCTATATCTTCTGGCATTAAGTCCGACAGCGTTCGGCTCGACCTCAAGTTGTGCTCAATTGACGAAGTAAGAGAAACCAGCTCTTTAGGCAGTAAATCACCCACCGCTACGGCGTTCTCAGCCGCTGCAATGATCGTACTGAACTCTGGCTTATCTGACAGCTTAATGCCTATTCTACGCAGCAGAGAGCGCTTATCTCTGTCCACATGCTTAGGCTGGACAACATCAACTTTCGTACTGCGCTTTTTGCCTTTGTAGTTAAGGCCGTTGCGGATAGACCCCATAGTTACAGATGCCAGTTTATCGCCACCAACACGGTACACTACAGCGCTATCGCGAATAGTATCTAGGTTAAAGCTAAACATTGGGCGGCCATCATCAAGGCGTAGGTCGGCCAACGCTGAAATACCACTTAGCACCGCAGTAGCAAGCTCTTCGTTGAGATTTATGTCGCCGTCATTAAGGTCAATTTTGTCCTCACGCAATGCCCATCGAGTAACAGCGTCCAAGTCAACATTAAGTGGTTTACCCGATTCATTGTCACGTACCACAAGGCCGCGATCACTTCGCTTCTCACCTGAACGTGCGCGAGCTGACCTGTATAGCTTGTTGTTCGCGAACGAATTACGCGCCGCCGAAGCTAGGCGCTCACTAGGTGTCATTTTCACTTCACCAATTGTCGCCTCTTTGGGCATAATCCCCGTCTTTTCTAACAGCTTGCCAAACGCTTCTAAATCATCGTTCTCCAAGTGCTCTTTGAGTCGGTTAACCGTGCCTTTCGATAAGTGGCGAGTATCTGGGCGTTTTTCTTGGTCGCCATAGGTGAACAATGGTTTGCTCGTATCGAACTGAACAAACTGGTTGTCCTTGGTCGTTTTCTGGTTATCAATAGCCTTGCGCTTGCGGGTTCGCTTAGGCAGGCGGTCTCCAAGGGCTGCTTCGCGCTCTGTAGGTTTTACAGTTTCGCGCATGAACTTAACAAGAGCCGCGTTATTCATACCCTTGATTTTCTTTAGCTCTTTATAGACACGCTCGGCCATTTGCGTTCTGCGGGTGTAGTTGGCCGCAACCTCTAGGTCATTATCGCCGGTGTCCACAACACTCTGAACATCACCAACGTTTCGCTCATCGCCGTTCTCATCACGCTCACTGTACGCAACTTGCTGGTCTGTGCGCTCACCCATTTCACGTTGAGACTTCGTTGCTGCGGTCTCCTCGTACATTGAATCCACCGCCTTGCGGAACGACTGAATGAACTCGAACTTATCAACACGCGCCTGTAGCTCATCGATTTGCTTAACTATATCTTTATTATCAGCGAACTTAGCGCGCTGTTTTAACGTGTTACGCGCAGTATCGGACAATTTAGACGGGTCAACCGCGTCACCATCTTTAACGAACTTACGGTACTGGTCATGCGATTCCAGCAATTTACCCATATCACCATCACTGGCCGTACGTGTTCCAAGCTCTTGCTTAAGATACTCAACCTTGCCCTCAGTGGTGGTCGGCTTCTGCGCTTTCTTCTTCGCCTTGGGTTTATCTGGCTTAGTACCTTCAATGCTGCTATCAACAATCTTGTTCAGTAGAGTAAGCTTGTCGGCCTCAAGCGAACCTGACGACTCGAAGTCATAGTGTTGGCCTACCTCGGCTAGTTGTTTTGCATTCTTAGCCACCTCGACAGCGAATATATCTCTAGCGGCTTGTGTATTCTTGCCTTTGCCCTGAATAACACTTCTGATGCGGACTTTAAGCTTGTCCTTCGCGTTATCCAGCAAAGCCATCGCTTCGTCGATTTCTTCTTTGCTTGGCTTGCGGCCTTCTTTGATCCAATCTGGGGCACTTTTTACGACACCTTTTGGCTTTTCTTTAGGCGCTTCACCTTCTGGAATCTTAACAGTCGGCGCGTTCTCAATTGACTTCTCGACTTGCGCTTCTTTCTTGATACGTTCACGGTTCTTTATTCGGTCGCGTTTGATTTTGCTGTAGTCACGAAACATGGCGCGACCATCGAATTGGTTAGCATTGCGATACACAATGTTATTGAACTCTGGGTTGATAGACCCTAACGCCGCTCTTAACGCGGTATCCGTGCTTTCTTCCTCAGCCTCGGTTAAACGGTTGCGTTCTTGCTCAGTCAGCTTGAGTTTACCATCACGAGACAGACGAACTACTTGCTTAAATACACGGGCAAGTGCCTCATCACCACGAGCCTTGTCATAACCGCCACTTAGCGGAGTGCTTGCGCCATAGTGACTATCAGCGGCGTAGCGCGCTAATTCCTCATTTGTTAGTGTGCCATTATCAATAAGCGCTCCTACCTGAGACTCATTAAGCGGCTTACCTTTTGGTTCAAGTATTTCGCGTAGCTCATCGTAGCGGTCACTGCTTAGGTTTGGCACATCACGGGCAGTTAGCGAATCAAATTGGCCTTGGCCTACGACTCCCGTATCATCTGTTTCTACCTTGGCATTCGGTTTGCTTTTAGGGCGTTTTTTAGCTGCTCGCTCAACACTCTGCTCAAGCGAGTCGTCACTTGAAAATGGAACACCGTCGTCCTCTACTTCCTCAACAGTGTCAGCCCTCCAGCCATCAGCATTTACTTGTTCGCCCTCTGCATCTGCCCCCTGACGAGCTTGGTTGTACTCGCGCATGAAGCCAACAGCATTACCCGCTGTAGATGCGATACCACCCATAGCACCACCGCCGATAACAGCTCGGATACCCGCTTCAACAGCGTCGCGCGTTTCTAGTCTCCACTCATCATCGCCTACCTCTGTGGCGATAATCTCATCAGTTATAACTTGCGCCGTTTCAGTAACGCCCTCTGCCGCAGCACCGATTGCCGTGGTGCCTAAAACATCTTTTAAACGCTTAGCAACAGACGGCTTCGATAGCGCATCCATCACTGGTTTTGCAGCCTCATCGGACAGGCCAGTAGCTTTGAGCGATTTACCAAGCACAGCAACGAAAGGCAGTGCATTTAGCGCAGCGCCAGCAGCACCCGATAGTGTCGCGGCCTCTGTGTGCTCACCCTCACCTGTGCTGTCCAAACGGTTCTCCATAGCACCCGCAGACTGTACGAACCCAGATAACGCGGGGCCAGCGTATAGGCCAGCTTTCGCACCTTTCATGAGCGCTCGACCAGCGGTAGCTCGCATAGCCCCCATTAGCCCGACACCCGCAGCAGCACCTGCGCCACCTGTCACTGCACCGACTGCCACAGTACCAGCAGTAGCTAACGCATCAACTATAAGACCAGGGGCGGCCTCGCCTAGAGTTTCGACCACATAGTCTAAAGCATCACTAAAGCCCTCAATCTTGTCTACAGACTCGAATTTACGCTTGTTAAGAGCCGCATCAACACCGTGCCTACGCGCAATCTCCCGACCCTCGGCAGCCCATTCCTCATTGCCGACCATTTCACCGATATAGTTAAGCGCGCCACCTAGCGCCGCTTTTGTTTCATCAGTACCACGGTCAAATGCACGTTCAAACGTTGAGCGTCGGTCGTACACTTTAGACTCTAAAACCGCATTTTCCCACGGCCTGAACTCATCGTTGCTCTCACGGATTTTCTGGCCTACTGCGTTCATCTTCTCGTCACTTGACGGAGCATAGCCCAACGCTCGACGGGCAATGCCAAGCATTTCAGCCTGCGTGGCGTCGACACTTCTATCTGGTGCAGCCGCACCCGACTCAACCATGCGCGACGCAATGTCATTGCCATTCTTATCATACATACGTGACAGTGGGCGCTTGTACCGTCCTCGTTCATTGCCTTTTACAACGTAGCCACCTTCATCAAGCACACCCTGCGTTACGGCCTGCGCGTCACTTGCGTTTGGGTGGTCGTCATTACGCCAATCATGCGGCTTTTCCACAGTGTTAAAGCCCTCGAAGCGCGCATCTTTTGGCTCACCGATACCGCCACTATCGCCATCCCGTAGCTCAACATCATCAATTGCGTCCTCTGGTTTGTTCTTGGCAAAGTCTCCTCTACGCTCGCCCCTTCGGATCAACTCATCTATGAAATCACTCATACTTATAAAAAAATCCCTAACACAATTAAGTGATAGGGATTTTAACATTATTACTACTATATTTTTTAGTAGTGTTACTAATTTTTATAAAGGTACGTTTCCTTAAATAGCTCGTCGAAATCGCGTTGGGCTGCTTCATTCCACTGGCCGCCCTTTTGCTCGAACTCCGCACGATCCTCGTTGTACCTGTCGTTATAAACGTCTCTGACTTCACTAACGCCAAGTCCTGAGTACGCGCTAACAGCTTTGATTGTATTAGCCGTTTCGGGCTTATACTTAGCCTCAACCGCTGTTATGTAAGGCGTAACACTCATCACCGTTAACTCAGCATTTGGCTCAGCACGAAGATAAGACTCAATACCATGCGACCACATTGCGGCAAATTCTGGCGTACTCATAGCCTCAACACTGTAGCGGCCATTAGCCATAAAGCGGTCAGCAAGGATATTAATTTGTGACTCAAGCCCTTTGATTTGCGCAGGTTTGTAGCCTCGAATGCTACCAATATAACCAGCGACCGACGCGCCAACATCACCGAGGTACTTACGTGTGTCTTTAAGCGCTTTTTGCTGTGACTCTACATTGGTGGTTGTAGCTTTTGCCGCCGCCACTTGAGCGTTAAGCAGCTCTTTACGCGCCTTAATTACCTTAGCGTTAGCGTTCGCCTGCACCTCATAAATATCGGCTCTGTGCTTCTCAATATCATGCGTACTGAAACGCATATCGCCCGTATCCATGTAGTTACGCATTTGCTTTTCGTTGATATTACCCGTTAGATACAGCTCGCCGACAACAGCTGCGCGCTTGCGCTTAGCCGCATACTTGTCCTTAATGGCCTGCATCTTCTGCTCAACGTCCTCAACCTGTGCAATTGGCTCTAGGGCGCGATTCACCTTTGGCAGTGCTTCACCTGATTGGTCAATCGCTTCCTTAGTCTTGGCTAAGTCCTCAGCTCCCTCGGGAGTGCTAACCTTATTGCTCGGCGTAACTTTCGCAACATCACCCTTAAACGATGCCCTCGCAGAGTCACCGTGCGCCTTTTTACCGAAAGCTTTTTCCAGCGCAGCAACACGGCCACTAACACCAGCTAAACGACGAGTGCCCTCCCGCTTAGCCTCATTCGCGGCCTCTTGCCTCGCAGCTGAACGATTGAGGTTTTCTTCAGTAGGAACATCCTCATCCGGTGAAACCTGCTTATCCTGCGCAACATTTAGCAAACCTTGCTGCTTGAGGTTTTCCTTAAACTCATCGCGTGAAGCCTCGCGCACAACACCGTTCTCGTCCGCAGTAAAACTCGCGCGTACATAAGCTGCATGGTGCTCAGGGGCTATGCCGTTTTGTTCCGCGACCTCAATACTTTTAGCAGCGTGAGCCTGTAGGCGACTTAAATCTTCCTCCTTGGCTCGCAAAGGCGTACTCGTGTTGTCGTTTGGGTTTACGGTTAATGGCGCTCGTTTGCCGTTAGACTTAAGCACACCAAACGACACCGTACCATCACCATTGCTGGCTACTTCTATGTCGCCGCCATCGCGCGTTAACGCACGATTAAACCTGTTCAGCTCCGCCCGTTCCTGCTCGTCAATTGAAGCCGTAACATCATCAACATAGCCTTGTCGTGCGTCCCTTAATCGCTGGCGCTCATCAGCTATTCTTTGGCGCTCAGCCTCTTTGTGGTCATACTCGCTCATCTGGCGCTCAAACAAGGCACTACTGCGCTCATCAGCTAGTCGCTGGCGTCGCATGTTCTCTGCGTCTAAGCGTTCTTGTCGCTCACGCTGGTACTCACGTTCTTCGCGTCTTTCCGCATATTGTGCATACTGGCCTATCGCATTAATAATAGCCGAACCATCACGCATTCCATAACCTGCCATTTTAACCTCCTATCATTCCGCCTGCTGCGCTACCAATTGACGCACCCGCAGCCGCACCCGCTGGGCCACCAAATACCCCGCCAATTACACCACCGGCCACGGCACCAACTTGTGACATGAAGCCACCTTTAGCCGCTTTGTAGGCCGCATCACGCTGCTCTTTAGCTTGGTATGCTTGCGACATTGAAGCCGTACCAGATGACTGTAACTGCTCACTGATAGACATAAGTTGCGTACGAGCCGCCTGCTGCTTAACGCGCTGGTCCTCATACGCCTGCGTCATGGTGGCCGAACGTGAAGCCGCAACAGTACGGTTTTGACCTCGATTGATCGCATTACGCTGCGAAGCAAGCTGACCTCCCATGCTGTAGCCCAATTGTCTATTCGCTACCTCAGTTGTTTTAGCATTTAAGTTCTCGCTGAGTGACCTTGACCTATCAACAATCGATGTACTCTCACTCTCGGCTAGTAAGTCGTTAATGATAGGTAGCGTATTTTGCTCATAATCCGTGATTTGGTTCTGATACATACGCTCAAGCTCAGCCTCATAATCAAGCTCCGAAGCAGCCGCCGTTTTCGCCTTGTTGATCATATTATTGACCACCGAAGCTGTAGACGACTGCGATATGCTGCTCATGCTCCAAGGTAAACCAGAATATTGGGTATTGTTCGAGCTGGCGTCGCTAGTAGTTGTTGCCATTATTCTAACGCTCCTAAAATATCCGCGACACTTGCGTTAGCGTCATTCCCCGACGTTTTGCCTTTATCGCTTTTACCACTCTTTTCGGAATCCGTGCCGTACATGTAAACCTGCGCGCCTGCGCCAATCAAATCAAAGACTGCTTGTTTTTTCTTGTTGTCCTCAACGAAGTCACTCATTGAACGCTGATGGCCTTCTGCCCCCATGCTACGGGCAACTCGCTCTGTGCTTGACGTATCACGGCGGACAATATCGCCTTCTGCATCATAAGAACGCCCACCTTTACCCGTCGCTGCGATACCCGCAGACTTAACATCAACACCGCCATCTACAGTCTTGTATGAACCCTGTCGACGGCTCTGCTGTAGACGTTCCTTGCTGACTTTAGCAGACTCTGCACCCACACGAGCCATAAGCTGCGAGCGGTTGTCACGTCTATTTGAGGCCATGAACGAATCTCGTGTAGCCTCTTTAACTTTTGAACCCTCGTCAAACATTCTTGACGCTAGCTCGACCTGTAATTTTTCGCCTTCTGATGTTTTAGGCTTATCAGGGCTAGACATTAAAGCTCCTTCACATACGTTACAGACTCAACATTAAAACCGACCTGCTCCGCCACCTTCGACCAGCCCTTACGCGGGCTCGTGAACGTGAACTTCTTGCACCCCAGCTCTTTTAGGTAAGCCGATACACTTGTCATTATCTCCGACCAATCACTAACATGGCCGCTCATTGCTGCGGCGCACAACACATGCGCTTTGCCCTCTTCCCATTGGGCTATAAAAAACGAGTCCTCACCTACTAGGTGGAGTGTTGCAGCTCGGATCTTAAGGAGGCGCTTAACCTCCTCCACTGGGTATCCGCCGAAACAACGATAGAGCCGTTCGATATACGGCTCTATCGTAGGGAACACCAATTCAATATCGTCAACTGCAAAAGGGTCAGTTACCATGCGAAACTCTTATTAAATCTCACCGAACGCTTTGGCCTGCTTCGGTCGTCTCTCGCCTCACGTTTGGCCTTAGCTATACCTTCGCGGAAATGCGCTTCATACGTTGCAGCAGCACGCGGATTCGACCACTCTTTTTCAGGCATAGAAAGCAGACGGGCAATCGCACCACGACGGATTACATCAAACCATTTGTCGCCTAGTGAGTCAGGTACGCTGTCGATATTACGGTTGGGCTGCACGACAACCGACACCTCAAGCGTACCTTCCTCGAATGCGTCTAACAGGATTCTGTTACCACTGTGCGCAAAGCAACCTATGCGCCTTGCGGGCATTAACCTATGGGGTAGCTCACTTACGAGCTTATAGCGCCCTTCTCGGTCAGCTGGTTCGAAATAAGCGTACTTCGTAGCAGCGACGTACGTTTCATCAGGCATGCCCTCAAGAGGCGCGTTGTCATCAACAAGCGCTATACGCTCTGTATGCAGCCATGCCTCCGAAGCTCGGAAAAACTCTTGAATGGCGTACCTAACTTGACGAGCCACTGTAGAATCCAGCGGCTCGGGTACGTCCATTCTGATGCTATCAACCCATTCTTGTACGTACGCCATGTTACGCCCCTATTGGGTCACGGGTCTTGGCGTTGTCATTCTCCATGCTTGCTTGAGTGTCACCAATCTGAGACACAAACACGTTGTAGTAGTTTTGTGCCCGAGCCTGCATAGACTCCGACTCAGTGAACTTAGCGAACGCACGGTGAAGAATGTAGTTAGCCACACACGCCGCATACATTGACGGTAGCGGGAATGGGTCGGTTAGCGATTCCACCTCATTTGGCGTTGTGCCAGTAACCATCAACAAGCTACCTGTGCCGTCAGCAGGTGGGTACACGTAGAATGAGCGTGGGTCTGTCAGGCTAACACTGTATCGAAATACGGTGTCAGTCTTGCTGCCCGCCATCCAATTAGGGTCCTCATTATCCAACGTAGAGCGCTCGACGTGGCGAACCGCACGGCCTTCTTCGCCGTTTTTCATGTTGCAGATAACCTCAAGCACACGTGACGCACCTAGCGTTGCCACACTCTGTTTTGAGCCAGCTTGGAGCTGAAACGAGCCTGTAGTGCTACACGCTTCTGGGCGAACTCTCGCGACCTCAGCACATGCCTCGTTGAACCATTGGATCAACTCTGGGTCACGCCACTGTACGCCGCCTTCGTCAATGTCTCGTAGAAGGACACGGACGCGATTTGTTAGTATTGTTCCTACGGTTAACATGACAATATGCCTCTATTACTTACCAGCCGCTTTGTTTGCCGCGCGTGTCGCAGCCGCTTTCTTTGCAGCTTCACTTGCTTTTGCCTTGCGAGCCGCTTCTTCTAGCGCCGCTGCTTGCTCCTCAGCCGCTTTCGCTTCTTCTTTGGCCTTTGCCTCAGCTTTGGCTTTTTCTTCCGCTAGAATCGCTGCCTCGCGCTCTGCTTGCAGCTCAATATCTTCCAACGGAACTAAGCCAGCACGGATAGCTGCATCTTCAAGGTGCGCTGGAACATCACGAGTTTGACCCGATTTAACAAGTAGCACGTGGCCGCCAATCGGGGCTGTTACTCGGATTGTTTGGCGTGTAAAATTTTTAACTTTCATTTGTAATTCTCTTGCATATGTAAGGGAGTGGTCGACTCACTCCCTTAACCCAACTTAGATAGCGAAGTCGATACGTAAAACACCGTAGTCTTGCTTAACATTGCGGTCCGCTGATTTCTTAGCGTCCTTGAACTGCATTTTCTTCATACCGAAGATTTTGCCGTAAGCAATACCGTAGTTGTTACCGTAGTCGAAGTGATCACGCTCATCCCAAGACGCAGTATCTAGGTCAATGAAACCTAGCGCCTGAGCACCACATAACAGACCCATACAGCCGTCAACAGTACCGTTAACACCCCATTTAGAGCCACTATCTGCACCTAAAGTAGTTGGTACATGGCGGAACTCGTGGATGTGTAGGCCGTCAACAATGTAAGACTCACCACCCGCAAATAGCGTATTGCTATCACCGCGAACACCTGCATGACGTGCGTTCTCTTTGAAGTCTGGGTCTAGCTTCAACGTCGCTAATGCCATTGGGTGTAAGAATAAGTGGTACACCTCTGAACCGCCGTTACCACGGATACCACGAATATAGCGAGTCTTAGCAATCGCTTGTAAACGTACGATGTGGTCATAGCCCAGCTTGTCGTCAGCAGTGATTGCAGTAGTATCTGCATCAACTACCTTGCCGCCTTTAAGACACATTAGGTGGCGCTCAGAAGTTGGTGCTAAACCACCTGCCGTGTTGAACGCTAAGTCTGAAAGGTTGTCGTCATTCGCACCCTGACCAGGACGTACTCGGCCATCGTTAGTTTGTGCGAAGTCTAAGCCCGCTAATTGTAGGAACGTCATTTGGTCCATACGGTCTGATAGCCAGTAAGCTAGCTGGTCACGAGCTTGTTCACGGAAGTTAACAACCGTTTTTTGGTCGTTTAATTTACCGGTGTTTTTAACCGCGTTACGAAGTTGGTCAACCTCAACCTTATCTTGGTGAGCTGTTAGCGTTGCCTCGTTTCCGGTTAATTCGTTGTCACCAACGATACCGTCACCGTGCATATCTGGTACTAATGTCACAATCGCTTCTGTACCGCGCTCTGACTTAGTTAGCTCGGTAATGCGTTGAATCATTGCGTTCTGGCCTGAACCCATGAACTTCGACACGAACATTTTTTCACGTGCCTGATGCCACGTATCACGTGACCATACTTTTTTAGCGTCGTCGTCTAACGCTGAGAAATTAGTCTTTGCCATTTAAAGCATACCCTTCGTTAGTCCCTGAGCCGTTGGCTTTGTCGCGAAACGACTAACAGTGGACTTATTAAATCCAAATGTTTTGAGTCGTCCCGTAACGTGGGTCTATCGAAATGAATGCACGGCATAACTGAGCTGTGAGGCAGGATTGATTAACAAGGTATCACCTTGAATAACAGTAATTATATTTTTTACTTATTAAAAATTCAACAGCAATACTAATAAATAAACACAAAAAAGACTAGCCTAAACTAGTCTTAATCTCATACCATTTATCGCTTAGACTTGCGTCTATGCTCCAGCACCACCCAAAGGGTTACTACCGAAGCTGAAATACAAACTCCAGCCAAAGTATACACACACGGTTCGTCAAAAACTGATTTCAGATTTAAAACGAAGGAAGTGACCATAAAATGTTTCATTTATGCGTTCTCCTAAAAATATTAAAAGTTTTAATCTCTGACACAACAGCTACTTATAATGACTTATCCACAATTCCGCGCAAAACATATTGCATTTTAGGCGGATACCGCATAGTATGCGCATAACAGATGACACATACGTCACTAACATAAAGAGTAGGCTAATACTTTTTATGCTAAATAAGCTCGCTACCATATCATGGTGTGGGCTTTTTTTACTTGAAACACCGAAACAAGCAACCATGATACTACTTTATGGCTAAACATGGAAATGCACCGATAATTAGTTGCAAGTGAAAGCAGCTCGGACAGAAATTTAAATAAAGAGCTGTAAAAACAAAATCTTACCCATAAATACGCATTCTACACCTCTGCAAACGCAAAAAAAGCCGACATTTTAATCGGCCTTTTCGAAAAAAAAATTTCAAAAAATAAATCAACTTACTCTACGTAGTCTCCTCGTGCACGAGCTTTAGCCTCAGCACTAAGACCTGCAAACTCGTCGTCTGACATGCGTGAAATATCAATATCAGGGCGACTATTGCCACCACCTGTGCCCGACAGCTTGCCACGCTCTTTCTTGGCCGCAGCTAGCTTGGCCTTAGTGTTAGTTTTCTTCGTAGGCTTAGCCATATCTGCTTTAGGTTTAGCTGTACGGTCAACTAAATCATTTTCAAGGGCAACTAAGCGAACTGACTTCTTAAGCGCTTCGGCTGGCGATAGACCACGATCAACGTACAGGTCACGCATTTCCACCACTTCTTCAATCAGACCTTCGTCCGCCTCGTCACCAGCACTATCAAGCTCTGGGTACTTTTCAGCTAACGCCTGCGCCGTTTGTTGCAACTCAGACATTGCACGGTCTTGGTTAAGCTCATTTCGTACGCGTTCCGATACTTCTTGCTCAGCTTTGGCCTGTATCGCTTGAGTTTGGCTAGCCATCATTTTGCCGAATAACTCGAAAGCCTTATCAGTCTCGCCGTCAAGCATAGCCTCCTGCATACCCTCAAACTCCTCGCGGGTGAAACCAACAGGATCGGCTTGCTGTTCGCCTTGCGATTCTTGGCTACCAGCGCCCTTCAACGCGTCGATCTCTGTACGGAGGCTTTGTACTACAGACTCAAGATTGCGGCGTTTCTCAATCTCCTTGTTTAGTCGTTCGAGTGGTACACGTCGGCCCTTAGCACCCTTAGAAGGCTTTTCAGCAGGCTCTTCCTCCTCGCCTTCAGCACCATCCACATCACCCTCGCCCTCTGACTCAGACTCATCTTCATCTCCGTCCGATTCTTCTTCATCTTCATCCGATTCTTCTTCATCTTCATCCGATTCTTCTTCAAGCTCGCTTGATTCTTCGTCATCGCCCTCAAGCTCATCAACAACGTCATCCGCAGGGGCTTCATCGTCCTCAACGAAGTCGCCACGCTCCTCTGGCGTAGGTGGCGTGTAATCATCAAGAATTGCCGATGTTGCGTTAAGTCCATCAAGGTTACGGTTTGCAGCCATTATTAGTCACCTCTGTTATTATTTTTATTAGTGTTACTGTTATCTTTATTCGACGCATTATACGCCATATCCATAGATTTCATAGCGATTTGGCTAGAAATACGCTTATCGTTCATAGCATTCTGATTCTGATGGCCTCTAGCCGCCAGAGCAATGCGAAGTGATAGCTCCTGCTCTTTGGCCACACGTTCTTGTTCGAGTCGTCGTAGCTCCATTTGCGCTTGGTTGAAGCCACTTAGCGAGTCAGCCTTAGCCATTTTCTCTTTAGCCGTCGCCAGTGCCACATCAATATCTGCATCAACTTTTTCAAGCTCTTTACGCAGCATGTTGATTTGGTGCTGTATCTGCATCTGTTCAAGCGCCGCTTGTTCTTCGCTCGGCTCACCGAAGCCCTGGCTTTCTTTAAGGAACTCGGCAATTTCACCACGTTTAGTAAGGTTCGAGTGCTGGACAATAACATGGTCTGGGATAGCAACGCCCATTTCACGCAAGCGCAACGCTTCCTCAAACTCTTGGTCGGCCATTGTACCGCCCGAAGGTCTAAAGCTTACCTCAACGTCATAATCGCCAATGGTCACATCATTGATTATGTTCCCGTCCTCATCTGGCACATTAATGCCGACCTCCTCCGTGCGCTCCTCGCCCTGAAGGATACTGCTACCCGTCACTTTAAAGTAGCGAGTCTCACTGTAGAAGTCTTGAACCAGCTCAAGTACCTTACGGCCAACCATACGGCGGGCACGTTTAAGGTTACTCACGATTACCGACACCTGAATCTGACCACGACTTACAGCGGCCTCCTGCGCACGGCCTGACTGGTCAGCACGTGCCGTACCAAGCATTGACGCATTAACCGATGATATCTCACGGATAGTTGCAGCGGCCTTCTGTGAGATACGGTCGATGCCCGTTGGTATCTGGTTCGGCTGAATCTTATCCGGCTTCTCATACCCACGTTTGTACTGTAGCACTAGGCCAGTTTCAGCACCGCGTTCCTCTAAGTCCTCAGCGTCCATATCGACCAGTGAGTCCTCCTGCACCACCCAGCCACTGTTAGCCGTCGTGTTAACAATGTGCAACTCTTGCGAGCTGGTCTTGTTCAGTAGGTTCTGTGGGTCGATTAGATTATCTACAGGGCCAAACGGATTACCTCGGCGGAAGTACGGGAAGAAAGGCACGATAGTAAATGAGCGGTAGATAGACCAATCATCATGCAGCAGAATGTCATCCGCTGTAACAGTCATTCGCACTCGGCGACATTTACGCTTAATTAGCTCAAGGCCATACTGCTCTGCGAACGCCTCCATTTCTTCTTTATCAGTGCCAAACGGTACAGGTCGCATGTTACCCGTAGTCATATCGACAAAGTGGTACTGCTCATCTACCTCAAAGTGCTGGCGCTCAATAACGCGAACACGTCTTAGCTGACGGCTGTCCTTCTCGTCCATTGTTGTCGTGCGGCTTGTGCCACCAAACGTGCCTTCAAAGTATTCGAAGTTATCGTCCGTGTTATAGCTGCTAGTATCAACTAGGCGCTCTAAGCCCTCGACCTTCTCCCAGCCATATGAAGCACCAATCTCGTCAAGCGTTAGCCAACGTGAGATAAACACCTCGTTCCATGTAGACGGGTCTGCGCTTTTAGCCTCACTATCAGGGATAACGTCAATAGGGTCCTCAGACGTGATAACAACCTCACCTTGTAGGTTCTTCTCGAAACTCATACGAACGTCATAGTACCCACGGCCTGTGATTAGGCCATCAGCAAACACATCTTCTTCGGTATCGTCGAAGTGCGTTACCGCAAGAATACTGCGGGTGATGGCATTAAGCGCGAACGCAGTGCCCTCATCGCCGTAGTCACGCGGTCGGTAGACAACTTCAACCTTACGCTCAAGCTGCTCACCTATGATGGCGTTCACCGTTGATAAGATCATATTAAGCGTCAAGGCTGGTCGGCCTTCACGGTCTAGGCGGGCTTTATCCTCTTTGTTCCACTGATCACCTGCGTAAAAGTTGTTGTTACGCACAGCGCGTTTGATAAAGTCCTTATGCTTGGTGTTGTTCGCTTCCTCAAATCGGGTCTGATTATCACGAGCAACAACCCTCGGGTCTCTTTTCTTATTTCTACTCATTCACGGTCCAACCTATCGGTTAGTCGGTCAATTGCGTTAGTAAGCGCTGTGAGCGTTGTATCCAGCTTCGCACTGTCAATTTCAAGTGTGCGGATACTTGTCGCGTTGAGTTTCAGCTCCTCTTTGATGGGTAGTATGACTAGCTTATGCCACAAGCCAATCACGGCCACAAAAAGCGAGCCTAACGCGATTATCTGTTTTATAGTTTCAGCGTCCAAGTTTCACGACCTGTTGTTGTTATTATTATTATTTACTGTTAGCCAATAATAACAGTAGCACTGTTAATTCTCAATAAACGCTAAGCAGCCATACCGCTTTTATGACGGCCTCTAGTGCCGCCACCAAACTTACGCAATTTGTCCTTAAACGACTTTTTAGGCTTGGGCTTCTTCTCGTTACGAATACCAAATAGCATGAGCATTTGACCAATCCAAGCCAACGCATCCACTTGGTCATCATTAGCGCCTAACGGGAACTTAAGTAGCTCGTTCTGTAGCGAACTCATCCACGGTGTCGACTCTATGGTAGGGAAAATAACCTTGCCCTGTTCCATACGACCCTGTATCGGCCTAGCACGTGTACCTTTGTCTGCGCCGCGTGTTCTAAGCTTCTCGTAGCGCAGTGAGATACCACGTTCCTGCTCGGCCTTTTGAATGAACGGCTCTAGCGTTAGCTCAATCTGGCCTGTCTCGATACCAAACAGCTCAGGGTTATACTTCGTCTGAATCTCAAACATACGGTCAATGATACCCAACGAGTTCCATCGGCCACGTATCAGGTCAACAATCCAAATATTCTGCTTACGGTCGATACCGACTACCACAAACACACTGTAGTCCGCCGTTTGCTTTGTAGAGATAGCCAAATCAGCCGCTGCATACAGACGCATGTCCTCCAACGGTGGTAGCTCGCCAATCTTGTAGTAGCGGAACATATCACGCGTGAAGAAGTCACCGTCCTCAGACACTGGCCTTTGCTGGTAAAGCGCCTCCCAATCTCGCGGTATCATGGCACGTTTTATACGACGTAGCGCGGGTAACGGATAGCGTTCCTCGTGTAGCGCCTCGCCCTTCTTACGGTACTTTTCGTCCTGTGTCGCGATAGCTGGGTACTCAACCAAATCCCATTGGTCTACGTCCTCTGGGATAGGTTCGCCCTTCTCCTCAGCCTCTTTTTTCGCTTCCTCAAATACGTTTAATAGCCAACCCGCAAGGTCATCATCGTGCCAGCGAGTCTGAATTATCAGCACACCGCCCCCTGGTGCAAGACGCGTGTAGAATGCCGATGAGTACCAATCTTTTACCTTTTGGCGGGTAACTTCCGACTCAGCTTCTTCACGGTTTTTTACGGGATCGTCAATGATACCTAAGTGCGCACCACGACCCGTTATCGGACCACCAACACCCGCCGCAGTGAAGCCACCACCTTCTGTAGTCATCCACTTTTTAACGCTCTTGGTGTCTGGCGATAGACGTGTTTTGAATGCTGCCTTGAACTTGTCGGTGTCCAGTAGGTCACGACACTTACGGCTAAAGTCCTCTGCTAAGTCGCCCGAGTACGAACAGGTGATAACCTCATGCGTAGGGTTACGGCCTAAGTACCAGCTAGGGAATGTTTTAGAGCCTATTTCCGACTTACCGTGTCGCGGTGGCATCGTAATCATCAGCCGTGGCGATAGGCCGTTCTCAATGTCCTGCGCGAATTTCTCAAGCCGCATACAAATATCGGCATGAACCCAGCCGGGCATGTAAGCGTCATTATGCCGCTTAATGAATGGTAAAAGACGACGACGAACCAGCTCACGTTCAGCAAGCTCTTTCCTAGCCTCAAGCTCTACGTTAAACGCCTCTATTTCTTCCTCTCTGACGCGTTTGAACTCATGTTCGATTCGTTGCACTGACTCTTTGTTAGATGGCCTCACAAACGTTCCCAGCTGCTTTGCGCAACTTAGGCAGTGTTTTTGGTCATACATTTCAAAGTGAGGAACAGTGCGTAAACATTCATGGCAATGCTCAGTCCTCATCGTGCGCCACCTTATACTCATCAGGCGACAATTGAATATCTTGTCCAGCCATTTTGAGTAGTTGCTCATCGTCCATAGTTTCCATCTGGCTACGGTTAGTGATGTTAACTTCGACTTTTTCAGGTGTTGCTAGGCCATGCAGCTTAACGAGCGAATCCACCGCACGTATTTCTTCCATCGCTGTCGCTGACTTGGCATGCGCCTCAAGATATAGGGCTGTTGCGTCGTCCTTGGTGAACTCAATAGCCCCCGCTTGGACTGCAACTTGCCTTTGCATTTCGCGCATGTAAGAGATTGCTAGGTTTATGTCCTCCCGTTCAGATAGCTCAGCCACCGCCCTTGCTGGGTACTTGTAGCCAGCCGCACGAGCCGCCGCAGAAGGATTGATCCCCTGAGTGCGGCGTTGAACGTAGGTTTCTTCTTGTGCTGTTAGGCGGGCAATGCCAAGCGACGCATAACTCCCGCTAAGCGTTGATAGTGAATATTCCCCCGACATTTACTCACTCCAAACTAACGTGTTGTCACCAACAAGTTCCCACTGAGCAATATCAATATCGAAAGGTTCACGTACGAGGATACGCACTGAGCTGTAGTCAACGCCACCCATACGGCACTCGCCGACGTACGCTACGTTAGGCGCATGTTTCAAGTTAAGCGTGTCAATCGCCGTCCCAGCGAACATGCCTAGCGGGATAACGAGTTTAAATTCTTGGGGGTTGCTTCGTGGCGTAACCACGTACTTGGTCTCAAGTTCACTGGCCGTGTTCATAAGCTCTACGGCGGTGTTACGCAACGATTCAACAAGGGCATTTGTTTTCATTATTATTAGCCTCACTGTTATTTTTACTAATAGTAACACTGTTAAGTTTTACAGCAAAAAAATTAGAAAAAAATATGGGCAAATCCCCCTGTGAAGCCCCTCCCCCCTTGTTTGTTTTTTGTCCTAGGTCGAAGGCCGCGTTTTCTGTGTCTGTGGTTGGTTGTTCATATGTATGTGCTTTCTCTCAGAAGGCGCGGTCGGTTCGGATCGAGTTTGATTCGAGTCATTCATAAATCGGGACATTGAACCTACTTAGGAGTCCCAACAACATAAAAGGTAAACATTATGAAAAACGTACTTATCTCTAACGCAGACACTAAAGGTTTCACAGCTAACGGCCAAGCAGCGCTAAGCATGTCAACCTCAGAGCTAACGAAACAAGCAGTGCTAGCAATAGATGAGCTATCAACAGTATACGGCCACCGTACGAACTATGTGGTACGTGGTATCGCATGGGCTATCAAGTCAGAGTTAAACAAGATGGTGCGCCAAGCGGACAACACTATCGCAACGTCAATGGCACTGGCAATCAAGGACGCAGACAGCGAGAGAATACGCAAGATGAGCAGCGCAGTGACCAGCGTGGCTGATTGGGCTGAGGAGCTGTTCAAACAGTATCAAGGACATGCTCAAGTGCTTAGTACGCTTGGTGACTACGTGTTCGAGCTTCATCCATTCCAACGTGCTATCGAGGCTACGTTCGAGGTTAACAACGACCTTGATGATGGCTTCTTAGAAGATGGAGAGCTTAACGACCTTGCAGACCTTGGCTTCTACGAGGAGGACGATGAGGCCGCAGAATGGCTGGCAGAGAATGAGCTAGTGCATGATATGCAGCAACACGACCTACGCAAGCAAAAGGTCAACGTAGCACAAGCGATGGATAGCGAACGCAAGGTTGTGTACGAGGACGTGAGCAAAGAGGAGTGGATTGATGACCGCCTACACAGAACACCTGACGAGTGGACACAAGGCGCTCAATACGGTGCTTGGGCAATCATGAAGCAACTACGTGGTAAAGCCATTGCGGATAAAAACTACGGGCTTGTGGTTGAACACATCGGTGATATGCCAGAAAAGAGCATACCATTTGCTACCAAGTGCATGCGCAAGGCCATCGACTTCTCAAACAAAATCGAACGCCTTGAGGGTAGAAAGCAATACGTACTCGACCAAATACACAAAATGGATAACACAAGCGAGGAGCTAACAATCGCTGCAATGTCTAACGCAGTTCGCGACGACGAAGTTACAGAGGTTGATAAGCTACTACGTGAGACACGTATCGTACACGCCTACCTAGAGCACTACGCAGCAGAGTTCCGCAAGTTGCTAGACCTTGTAGAGCTAGACACGCCAGTTCGCGTCTACTCATCATACATGACCTTCGACCCTATCGAGTTCCTAGTGGCGCAGATGGTTAAGAAGGCTGGCTACACAGGAACACGCGTTAGTCCACGCAAGCAAGCTGAGTTCCAAGCTGACGCATACCGACTGCTGGGCAACCCAACAACAATCGAGTCATTCACAACTGACGACGGTGTTGAGTTCTGGGGTGTTCATTTCACACAAGGTAGCGAGAAGAAGCTGGCCGAGGCTGCTAAAGAGATAAGCAAAGTACGCGCAATCCAATACCGCCAAGACGAGTTGGCTGCAAGAGCTGCGAAGCTTGAGAAGCTAACGAAATCAACAGCAATGCGCAATAAAAAGCCTACTAGCCCGTTAGAGCTAGAGGCTATCACAAACAAATTTCTTTTCTAAGATAACTTAGCTAAGAAACTACGAGCAGGGTGCGGGAACACCCTGCTCATTTCTGAAATATAAAAGAGGTAAATATCTATGTCAACCAACACATTATCACTTGATTCATTATTCGACACTGACGACTTATTCGGTAGCGCTGCTGCCTATGAAGCAACACTTAACGCCCTAGATGCACCTGTGGAAACAGAGGAGGAGGAAATAGAAAAAATCCGTATACGCGCCTACAGCGAGGAGTATTACCAATGGATAGGCAAACGTATACCTACACCCGAGAAAAGCCCTGAGATAAATGCTGTGGAGGCGATAGTTGAGTCTGTAGCTGGTACTCACTGTAAAGCATGTAACGGGACAGGTCTGTACCGTATCCATAAGCACAACAAAGACATTCCATGCGCCAAGTGTGCTGGTAAAGGTAAAGTGACGGCTATTGACGAAGCGCGTAGCCGTGCATACGCAGCACGCCGTGCTAAAGGTCTAGCGATGAGCACAAGCCACACTGACTACTTACACTAATAGCTAGTGTGACAGTGAGCCCTGGTCTTTAGCCTCTAAAGCCTAGCCTTTCCCTCTAACCCCCTACCGAGTGACCTGCCCTGCTAACACTCACCACCCGCGCCACATGGCCCCAAAGTATGTTGTTCTGTTATCCCCTACATAGTGAGAAGTGAGGAAGGTGAAGAGATTAGACCTTTTGTGTGAGGACGTGAGAAGTGAGGACGTGAGAAGTGAGGACGTGAGGACGTGAGGACGTGAGGATCGTCAAAGGAAAAAGGGCGAGTGTCGGATGGCAGAGGACGAATAGCAGATGTTGGTCATCAATCAGATTCCACGGATAAGACGGTTTGGAGAGTTCGATAGCGCAATGTGGACAGGATTGAATTGCGTTCTGTTTGGAGAATGGGCTGATGTTGGGATTAAGGGAGCTTAGATTTCGCTTACAGACGTTCCACTTAACCTCAACGCTTAGTACGCTAGTACAGCCCGCTACGCTCCTACGCTCGTTCCTCGCTCCGCATGTCCTGCGTCCTGCGTCAAGGTAGATTCCACGACTGACACGAAAGTCCAAGCAATCACCCTTAATCCTGCACATAAGCCGGAGTCGGGTTCCGATGCTGAATTTATTTTTACGGGGGTCTTAGACTACAGAAATTAAGAGGTATCCGAACGACAGAGGCCATTCAACGGGGGGCGCGCACTGCTCAACACTCAACACTCATCGAGCAACGACCACCGACCAACACACACCACTTAACAGAGACCGACTGCTGCTGAGCGGTTGGCACATAACACAGAGCAACCATTACAGACGGGAGAACACGATGCAACCGATAAACGCTTTACACAGACGACTGCTAGCGAGTGGCTATTCAATACTGGACGGGATAGCGCTGAGCTGGCATGCGATTGGCGACTATGAGTTAGCGACCGACCTAGCGCGTGAGTTGGGAGACCTACGACTTGCGGCGCGATTAAAGCAGCAGGTATTGAACATCACGTATCAATTGAAAGAGATTGAGCGTCACATGCAGATTAACTTACAACGTGCGGCATAGGAGACAGACTGATGGGCATGAGTACACAGGATATGAGACAGCGAGCGGGTACGGCGAGACTAGCGGCGGAGCAACAACGGGCGGCATGGCAACGGGCGATGAACGAGGGATTACCAGCGAGGGCTAGGCATCACGCGGAGCAGGCTGTGCGATTTGCGAGGGAGTGCAGACAGCTGATGGCGCGGTCGGGTGCTGTATATTGGTAGGCGATGGCGAAAGTTGGAAAACGAGTGACAGGTAGCGCTTAGTTATCAGCAACTTACGACACAAAACTTATAATTATGAGCCTTTGACGACAAATGAGTGGCCTACGGATGGGCGTTCTTTGGCGGTTGTTGGGGGATGGAGGACAGAGGTTGGGGATTGGCAAAAGTGTCCACCTTTTTAGGCCACCTGTCCACCTTTTTTCAGCACTGTCCAAGGGGGTTGGACGCCCGAAAGCAGCACCAGCAAAGGCTTCAGGCCAAAGTGTCCATGTTGTCCAACTTTGTCCATACCTCTTATTATATATTTATTATTAATTAATACTTATTAAAGAGTAATAACAAAAAACTTTTTCTCAATGCTAGGTATCCAAATGTTGGACAACATGGACAAGGTGGACAGACCCCTGTCGGGCGACGATGCTATATTCTCACACATGCGTCCTAACGGGGTGCGGGGGGTTAGTGAGCACTCACTCAAAATTAAAAATAAGTGTCCACCTTTATTTTCAAACTTGGACACCCCTTTTCTAAAGCTGGACACTTTGTACAAAACATGAACACAGGTCATACCAGCGCTCAACAAATGACCAGTAACTACTAAATTCTATTCTTTAACGCCCACTGACGGGCAAACACCATAAAACCATAACTTTAGGAGACTGATATGGAACAAGCACAAACTAACATGCAACGCGTAGAGCACGGCGTAGACTTCACGACACTAAAGACAGCGGACAACGACTATTCGAAAGCGGTGTTCATTGACTGTAACTTTGAGGGCATGGACTTGTCGTTCGCCAACTTGAAGGACTCATCATTCATCAACTGTAACTTTAAGGGGGCTGACTTATCCTTTGCCTCAGTGCAGTCGGCCACCTTCCGTCACTCAGACCTGACAGGTGTTAACGTTTACGCCGCCTGTATGTACAGCGCGAACCTTGAGTCATCAACGTTTGACCCATGCGATGTGAAGTCTGTTGACCTACGTGCAGCGAGATTGCCTGCCAACTACTATGTACTAGACCGTGCGCTGCCAAATGGCGACCCAATCACTGCCCTGTTGACACCGACCGCACTGCGAGTGAACGAAGAAATTGCGGTACACAGCGTATGGGAGGAGCTGGTTGACGAGCACCCTGACGAGAGCTATCGCAAGGAAGTGAAAGCCCTGTTGACCTTCGCACGTACATTACGCGCACCCTCTGTCGCAGAGCCTGTAGCGCTTGAGGAGGCAGCATGAGTGCAACGGCCTTTCGTCGAACAAGACAGTACCAGCAGCCCTACTTTGATGTTGGTCAATACAAGTTCCAAATCAAAGGCGCATCATTGAATGGCGCAGGCGACCCAGCGATTAACATGCAAGTCGTAGAGTCATTCGATGGCCGTCGGGTTGGCGTGTACTACTACCGTAACTTTCACCTTACTGCAGCAACTACCCCTAAGTCGAGAGCCTTGTGGGAGAGGAAATTGGACATGCTTCTTGGGGCTTTAGGCATTCGAGACCTGTCTGATTTAGGTGAGCTTGTCGGGCGTACGGTATTAGTAGAGTTTACGAAATCGGGCTTAGAGCCGCTGCCCAACTTCTTACCGCCGGACAAAGCTGTTCCCTTGTTTACCAACGAGTTACAAGCAGCTTAGACCACCTTATTTTTAACAGTAACACTGTTGACATGAGTTAGCAGTGTTTATATTATGCGGCCACTTTTTTAAGCGGAGACACTATGAAATCAAGATACCACCGTCGCGTCGAGCAACGACTTACGCGCACCGTTTTGTCGTGCGCCGCGATAGTAGTATTACTGTTAACCAGCGCGTTAGCATTTGCTACTAAATACTAATAATCACCCTTTAAACACGAGCAAAATAAAAGGACAAACCAATGAAACACATGATAGAGAACCTTTTAGCTATAGCGAAAATCAAGAACGCGATGGAGAAGCACGAGAGCGACCCTAAAGCGCTTGAGAAGATGCCGCTTTATGTACCAATCACCTCAATACTGATGGACGATGCGCACACAATGGACCGCCGAGCGAAAGTGTTAGCAGCGACCGTCACGAGCTTTGTCTCAGAGAGCGCACCCGCCTACAAAGACTTCAAGCCAGAGCAAGTGAAAGAGGCTATTTCGGGCGCATTTGACGAAGCAATCAACATTATCAGCCAGCTAAGAGACCGTATTGGAGATGACGAAAGCTTCAAAGCGATTGTGCTGCGCAACTATGAGAACGACTACAAGGACATTGGCGACGAGCCAGAAGATGATGAAGGCGTGACCGTCGAGAAGGTTGACGCGAACCACCCATTACACGCCCTATTCGAGCAACTAGCAACAGAAATTGAAAAAGCAAAGCGCGATACAGACGCTGTTCGCCCTCTGCATTAGAGTACAAAACACGGAGTACCAGTCATGTTTGGAAACAAAGACCAATTAACCAAATTAGAAGAAGCAATCACCGAATTACAAGGCCAAGTGCGAGCTTTAGCACGTAACACCAACAAGGCACACAATCGTATCGACCAAGCCAATCTACGCACGGCGAACATTGAGCACTATACCGGTATGCGTTCGCACAGCTTTGAGAAAGGCGGCCGTATGTGGGATTACATGCAAATCCACAAAGACATAGCCAGTGGCACACGTCCTAAGTCACTGTTCGTTACAAAACATCGTATGGCGCAAGCGGCATGACACAGTTAAGCAAATATCAGCATACAGCCAAACGGATACTTGAACTTGAGCCTTTTGAGGTTGATATGGTTTGCTTCTCAAATATATCCAATCACTCAAGCCTAGAGAATTTAAGGCAAAGAGCCAACGAATGTGGGACGACATTTTGCATAGCGGGACGCTTAGCACACATAGACGGTTTCCCCGATGAGTACTGGTGCGAAGATCACTTTAACTTTACAGGATACTCGACAGAACTGTGTGGGCACAGTCTCATGAGCGAAGAGTGGGACTTCCTATTCAGCATGAATTGGCCTGATAGTCTACAAGCAGCGAAAAGGCGTGCAGCCTACGTTCTTGAGCACGATGCCTCCCCCTGTAAGAGTGAATGGGAAGATAAATGGGGCTATGGAAAAAAATGAGTTACGACGACTACCAAGTATTAAAGCAACACATGGGAGAATTTTAAATGTCACGATTTTCAAATTACACATTAGAGTCACACGACTTAGAGCGCCTAGAGGTGGCAATCGACCTTTCGAGCCTTATTGAAGATGCGGTGGAAGATGGTGACGACATTAGCGAAATCTTACGCGATGTGAGCGACGACAACCAAATGGAGTACGCTATCGACTTCATCGAGCGTCATATAGGCAACCAAAACCTTTACATAATGTTTAACGAGCGCACTCAAGCACACGTTGCTCGGCGCTTTGTAAACACCCTGTCGAACTGCATCACTGGCGATGATGACGAGACAGAGCAGCAGCGCCAAGCCAACCGTAAGGCACAAATTGACGGGCTTACGATGGGGCTTGAAATGATAACCAAAGAGCTAGCGAATGTGCGCGACTCAGAAGGCTCTACACACGCCGAGCGACTAAAAGCACATGACAGGCTAAAGGCCATGCAATCGGCTATCGCTGTTTTAGAATCACTTTAATTAACAGTAACACTAATAATTTAGCGAGTAGTGCGTTGCGCTACTCACCCTCTAACCAATACAGGTATTTGACCATGAAAAAACTAAAACTGGGCTTACGCCTTAATGCCTATAACCGTCGCAAGATAGCCCTTGCTGTTGTTAACGCACAGATTGGCGGGCGCATAGAGAGCCTTAACCGAGAGCTGGCTGAATTAGGCCGTGACGTGTACGCCGCCCTATTCGATATGTACGGCATAGGTAACTTGTGTGCTGACGGTGAGGACGTATCAACCATTATGGACGGCACACTACCCGTTGCACCTCACATCACTGTTACAAGCGCTGACAAGGCCGACATTATGAACTTGGACTTTGGTGGTGAGAAGCCTATCCCTTACTGCTACCAAATTGGCAATGTGAACGAAACACTGTTTAACGACTTGCCGATGTTCGAAGAGCGCATCATGGGCTTATTCCCTAAGAGTGCCCTTGTTAAACAGCAAGCGGAGGAGATTGAGCTTAAGATGATCAAATACCTTGAGACCCACAAAACGTTACGAACGGCTGTTGAAGAAACGCCAGGGCTCGCTGACATTATTCCTGAAGAATACTGCGAAGAGCAAAAAGAAGGTAAGTCATTAGACAGCATCCTACAAGGTGAAGTGGCATGAGCTGCTTCACTCAAGACGACAAACTAGCGCTGGACGTCATTAAAAAGGCGTTCGAGCTAGACATAATTGTATTCCTTGATTGGGAGACGTTCTACAAGTCACGTGCGAACAATGGCTCTAAGTCATTTAGCTTAAAGTCGATGACGTACCCTGAGTACATCTATGACCCGCGCTTTCATGAAACTGGCCTAGGGCTGGTTATCGACCTAGACGCACACATTGAGTACGGCCACGGCGGTAAGTTCTACAACATGCAGATGCAGAAGTTGAAAGACGCTCGTGCGGATGGCCTACGTATCGGCCTAGTGGCGCACAACACGGTATTCGACGGTGCAATCTGTAACTGGCGCTATGGGTTAGAGTTCGATTTCTACTTTGACACCATGTTGATGCGTAAGTACCTAGCGGCGCATAGACCGAGCAGTCTAAATGCGTGTGCGAAGGACGAATGGCCTGACGACCCTGCCCTTCGTAAAGGTAACGACCTAGCGGACGTTGACGGTATCAAGTATGAGTACATTAGTGAGGAACAGCACGCGTCACTGGCTAAGTATTGTCGCCAAGACGTTAACCTAATGCGCCGTTTGTTCTTGTCATACATACCGCGCATCGGTCTGGCGAACAGCACAGAGCTACGCGCCATGCACATCACCTTACGCGGGAACATTGAGCCGCAGTTTGATATTCGCCACGACTTGCTTGAGGAAGTTATCGAGGAAGAAAACATCAAAGATGGTGAGGCGGTTGTTGAGGCTATTGAATACTGTTACGAGCAAGGGTTTGATGATATTACACCGAAAACTTTCAGCTCAAATCAGCAGTACGCGACATTGCTTGCGGGTCTTGAACTTCGTGTTCCTAAGAAGATTTCTAAGACGACAGGCCTGCTAACCCCTGCCCTTGGTAAAGGCGACCCTGAGTACATTCGCCTACAGATAGATAACCCTGAGTATGCGGTGCTGTACAAAGCACGTGAGCGTATGAAGTCGACTATCGCCAAGAGCCGTGCAGAGCGAATGATTAGCGTGTCATCCACCTTCCGCAAGCATGGGTTCACTGACGCATGTATGCCGTTTTTCCTTAATTACTACGGGGCGGGACAGACAGGCCGCTGGTCGGGTGGGCAGAAGCTAAACCAGCAGAATAACACTCGTGGTGGTAAGCACCGCTTGTCGATGCTAGCGCCTGATGGCTACCAGATTGGCGTGTGTGACTTATCGAACATTGAGTTACGTGTGAACTTGTGGTTCTGCGGCCAAGAGGACTTGCTGGAAAACTTCCGTAATGACCCGAACTTCGACCTATACAGTGACATTGCGACAGACATATTCAGCTACAAGGTGACGAAGAAAACGCACCCTGACGAGCGTCAAATGGGTAAGGCTGCGGCACTTGGCCTTGGCTTCTCAATGGGTTGGTTTGGCTTCCAGCAGTACCTTGCAAGTGGTCCGCTTGGCATGGAACCGATGTTCAAAGACGATGAGTTTTGTCGCAACGTAAAGAATGCGTATGACGTTAAGCACTTCGCGATTAAGGCGATGTGGCACTTCTTGGCGAACACGGTCATGCCGGTGATTGTGAACGGTGGTGAGCTTCGCTTTGGGCCAAACGACTTATACATTGCACGTAAAGACCAAGTGGTTCTGCCGTCTGGTCGCGTTCTACAGTATAGCAATGCACGTTATAAGGGCGAAGAAACGCAGTCAGGTGTTTCGATGAAGGTGGTGTTTGACTCTGACAAGTACGACCGCTGGGGCAAGCCTGTTCCTAAATACTTATGGCACGGCCTGCTTATCGAGAACATAGCACAGGCGACAGCACGTGACATTCTGGCCGAGCAGCTTGTGAACGTAGACCGAGAGCTAGATGAGAAGTATCTGGGCTGGGTGATGGGTAGTGTTCACGATGAGCTACTTGCCGCTTTGAAGGAAGGCAACGAGGACGAAGCGTTTTCAATCATGGAGCGCAACATGTCAAAAGCCCCTGAATGGGCTATCGGGCTACCGCTGGCGAATGAAGGCGGTTACGCCAAAGAATATTCTAAGTAACGAACGTTCAAAAGCAAAGGGGACGGGTTTTGATATTTTCCTGTCCCCTTTTTTCACAAACAGATAACAGAGAGACAGAAAATGACAGTACAAGCCATAGCAGACAGCGCAACTAAGATACTTGAGGACATCGTAGCTGTTGCAGAAGCACACAACAAAACTGTGGACGAATTTAACGAAGCGGTTGACCACATTGAAGCTCTACAGGCACAGGTAGAGGACATGCAGGCTGTCATTAACGAAAAGAATCGACTGCTGAACAAGCAGAGTGAAGTGATCGACAAAGCTATCGAGCACAAAGAGAAGGACCGAGCTGAGATACAACAATTACGTGCTGAGCTTAAGCTATTGCAGCGCCTTGACCCTAAGCGTCTTGAGAAGGTTAACAAGACCCAGAAAGCGAAAATTGCGGAGCTTAAAGCGGACGTTGAAGCGGCTAGAAAGCAGAAGGTTGAGGCAATGAAGAAAGCCACAGACCTAGCGCGTACGATGAAAGCTGAGGGCTTTACACCGTTCTACCAAGACCCTGAAACGGGAAATAGCATTCGCGTGATTCCACACATGTACGTAAGCAAGGACAACGAATACAACGGTGTGCCTGATACCCCTGTTCTTGAGTTCCACCATAAAGCGCGTGGGATTACACGACAAGGCGTACTGTTAAAAACAGGTGAAATCAATTGGGCAATGGCTCAAAACTCATCACCTACCGAGATAGATTCACAAATAGCAAAAGACCACATTTTGGATTACTGCAAACGCAACAAAGTGGCGACGAAGTTCATAAAAGAAATTAACAAGGCGGCATAACGATGGCTAAACCAAATAACTTTGCGACAACTAAACCTACGGTAGTGCTACTAGTGCTACCGGACGACGAGCCTAAAGTGCTCAAAGATGACAACAACGAAGTCATGGTATTCCCTAACCTACGTAAAGCTCAGAAGCACGTAGCGAACAAGGTAGAGCCTGAGTTCCACCCTTTCATTGAGTACGCCAACGAAAATCCTGTAATGGGCGCTGGCGACCGCGAGGAAACGAACAACCGCCGCTGCTTAAAGTGCAACGAGTATCTACGCCCTAGCTACCGCCAAACTAAATCGATAATGCCTGACGGTTCAGAGCTGGCCGTTACAGAGCTAGATTGCCCGAAATGCGACTTAGGTGAGTAGCTATGAACAACCATCAAGAGTTTACGAGTGTAACGGCAGACGGCCTGTCATTCATTGGTGTGACGAACCCGACGCTTTACGAGGGCTTTGACCCAAAGCTAACGCCATCTGACCTTGTTGAGTACGCTGGCCTTATCCCACAGATACTATGCAACGGTGACGAGGGTAATACGTTTAAGCAGAACGTAGACAACAACTACGTTTATGGGCACAGATGGGGAGACAGCGCAACGGTTGACGATGAGGGTATGTATCACTACCCAGAAGATGAGCCTCTAGCGCCAATTCTAATGATACTTAACCCCCGCACACAGCAGCGAGCCTTTGTCTACCCATATGCATTAGTTGCCGTTCAAGACGAAGGAAAATGGATTACGACCCGACTGGATTAAATATCAAACTGTAGCAGAGCGAATTTTAACAGTGATACTACTAAAATCAGTTTTATACCGCTGAATTTAATTAGTAACACTGTTAAAATACACGACCTGTTTACTAATAATTTAATTTAACGAGATGCCCGATTACATAGACAAATCAGTTGAGCAGCAGGAGTTAATGCTTGCTGTTCAGCTCGCAAATGCGAAGGTTAAGACCCCTCGCCTAACACCTAAAGAAGCCTGTTACAACTGTGATGAACCCCTAGTGCATGAGCCAGGCAGGTTGTTCTGTGACAAAGATTGTGCAGACGATTTCGAAAAATACCCAAGGGAGGCATAAAGACGATGAAACTACACTTTGTTTCCGCGCACAGCAAGATAGGTCCGATGCGAAAAACGATTGGCCTAGCTGATGGTAGCTCACGCTCGTACCCGCTTGCTGCAAAATTAACGTCGTACGAAGCAGAGTTGAACGTAGAGGAAGAAGGCTTAGCAGGCTACCGAGAGTTGCTATTGGAGAATGCCCGATACGGTCGTGCGCTATACAAAGGTTTGTTCATTCGCCCTTTAGCACATGAATCGCGTCGGAACATGACCGACCAAGACGCTCGCACCGAGTTTATGGTGCTGGACGTTGACGGTTTGAAGTTAGAGGGCGAGCTTAAAGACCGCTACCGTTCGTCGGACGTAAAGCAGGTTGCCGAGTCGGTGATAGAAATGTTGCCTACCGCGCTGCATGACGTTTCTTACGTAGCTATGGCCTCAAGCTCATTTGGCCTGAACCAAGATGAAGTGTCGGTTCACATACACTTTTTACTTGAAAATTCAGTGTCGCCCCGTGCGTTAAAAGAGTGGCTAACGTCACTGAACTACTCGCAGTCAGACATTTATAACAGGTTGAAGCTCACAAAAACAAAGACACGTTTAAAGAGTGTTATTGACCCCTGTCTAGCAGAGCCTGCCCGTCTAATTTATATCGCCCCGCCTAGTTTTGGTCCTAAGCGCACTAATCCGTTTATCAACGATGACGAGCGTTTTGTGCTGGTTAAAAAAGGTAAAGAGTTGCTTAACCTTGACCCTTTACTTGAGGCCGTTCACGACAAGATGGATGCGATCAACCAGATACGTGATACCAAGATTAAGGAGTTGCAACAAGAAGCGGGGATCGTACGACACAAGCCGAAGTTTACTCGTATAAACGTCGATGGCCGTCCGATGAATGTTATGGCTAACCCGCCGACTGTTCGTATGGAGTTTGCGTACGAGGACGACGAGTTTGTTCGCTATAACGTAGGCGGTAGTAAGAACAATGCATATTGGGTTGCTCGCTCTAACCCCGAGGTTGTGCGTTGTTTCATACCTGACGAGCCAGCTTTCTTGTTTAAAAGCGCCGACGCGGAGGCATACGCCAAACATATTGAGAGATATGGTGAAGCGTACGAGGAAGTGAAGGACGACGAAGGTATCGTTCGCAAGGTTCAACGTTCGATGTTCATTGACCAAACATCTGACATGTATATGACGATGGAGTACGACAAAGAGAACGACGAAGTAGTTGAACTCAAAGAGCGTAAGAACGCGCAAATTGCTGCGGAGTGGCTAAAGCATTACGGCCAACTTGTTCCTGACCCTGTTCCTGCTATTCATGTGACCTTGGACCCGAACCGAGGTGAGACACGTTACGCGATAGGTGACAAGGACTACATAAACCGTTTCAAGCCATCGGTTTACATGCGCGACAAAACGACGCATGACTACCCTGAGACCCTAACATATGGCAACGCTTGGATGCTGCACTACGACTGCCCTGTCATTAGTGAAATCATCTTAAATATGTTGGGTGATGATATGGACTGCTTCGAGCATTTCATTAACTGGCTTGCGTTCATCATGCAGAAACGAGACAAGACACAGACCGCTTGGCTTGTCCATGGTACAGAGGGTACTGGTAAAGGCTTACTGTTTAAGTCAGTTTTACGCCCATTAATCGGCCAGCAGTACGTGGCGCAGAACACGCTGCAAGGTATAGCCGACGACCAGTTTAACGGCTGGATGGAAGATTTAATGTTGTTGATGGTTGACGAGTTCAACATGCGCGGGGCGGCGAGCTTAACAAAAGCAGCGTCACTGTTAAAAACGCGTATTACCGAGCCAACCATGATGCTTCGTAAGATGCAGCAACAACAGCGAGAGGTTGTTCAACGTCTGAACTTCATCTTCGCGACAAACGACTTGGACGCAATGCCTGTAACGGATAAACGACGCTACAACATTGCACCGAGGCAGCAGAGAAACCTTGAGGCGCGACTTGAGTATATCAAATCGCACCGTGAGCATACGGACGAGTTAATTAAGGGCGAGCTACACGCCTTTGCCACTTACCTTCGCTCATTCAAGGTAGACACTCACCAATCTGGTTCAATCATCATGAACCAAGCACGAATCGACACGCAGAAAGCAGGTATGAGCGCATCTGATAGCTTCTTTACCGCGCTACGTGACGGTGATTTTGGTGCGTTCATTGGTATTCTTGATAAGTCAACAGCGAACCTTGAACCTAAAGAGTTTGCACAGTTGACGCGTGTTAAGACATTCCTGACAGCCAACTTAGAGCACGTGAATACAGGTAAAGCATGTTACTTGCTGCCTGACGACTTACGCATGCTTTATAGCTATCTGGCGGGCAAGGAAATATCTGAAAACGCCCTATCGCGAATGCTATCTACGCACGACGTTGAGAAGAAACGTAAGTCTCGCCCTGTAGGTGCTAGAGCGCCCCTACCGTCGCGTCCGCGATGTGTTGAAGTGTTCTGGAACTACAACGACGAGGAAGTGCTTGAGGCTATTAAAGATGCCAACAGCACCCTGCCAAGCAACGTTTCATCAATCGACCCCGAAAAAAGAACCAGCGAGGACTTCGAGCGAGCTATGGCTGAGGCCAGAGCTGAGCTAGAAAAATCCGTTGAACCCGAAATATACTCAAATAATGGATACGACCTATGAAAAAGCCAATCTTATACACCGCCCGAGGATGTAAATTCTGCCCTGACGTTAAATCATACGCTGAGCTAGCTGGCGTAGAACTTGATGTTGTTCGCCTCTCGGAAAGTAACCCACATGGCCTCCGCTCAGCGCCAGCGATTGAGCATAATGGTGAGATTTACATAGGGATAGACGATTGTGCGGCGTTCATTCGCCGCTTTGCGAAGGAGGCCGCGTAATGGACTTTGCTGCCAAACTTAAGGCCAAGGTCGCTGAGTCTGGTCAACAAACAATTCAAGGCAAAAGCAGTACGCCCAAGCCTTCGGACGCTGTGAAAGCTGATAGCAAGGAGGGTCTAGCAGCAATGCTAGGCGCTCGTGCTAAAGAAACAAAACAAAAAGCGGTAATCACGCAAGCACCAAAAAACAACAAAATTAAAAAAGCGGGAGATTTGAATGCTCTATCGGATGCACTTAAACAAGCGAAGCAAACGCGAGAAGATGAACGCGGCGCAATGGTCGTTGACTTTCCAACAGCAGCTGTCAAAGCCTGGTCATTCTCAACGCTCAAGAAGTTCGAAAACTGTCAATGGGCAGTCAAACTAGGCAAAGTAGACAAAATACCTGTTGAGTCTGGTGAGGCCGCACAACGCGGAACAGTCATTCACGACGGCTGCGAGGCATGGGTTCGTGGTGACGTAGAAGAATTGCCAGCGGACAACCGCACCAAGTTCGACCAATTCTCAGCGGACTTCTCTAGTCTGCGTGAGGACTACCGTGAAGGTAAAATCACGATGGAAGAAAATTGGGGTATCCGCAAAGATTGGTCGCCGTGCGATTGGGATGACGACGAGCTGTGGGGCCGTGCGAAACTTGACGTGTTTATCCGTGAGAATGAAAACTCATGCCGCATTATTGACTATAAAACAGGTCAGAAGTTTGGCAACGAAATGAAACACGCTGACCAAGGGCTAAGCTACGCGCTGCACACGATGCACCGATTCCCTGAGATTGACGTGTTTAAGGTCGAGTTTTGGTACTTAGATGATGGCACTAAGATGGTTCGCACGTTCAACCGTCGTCAGCTGGGCATGTTATTACTTCGCTACCATAACCGTGCCAAGAAACTAACAACGACCAAAGACTTCATACCTACAGCTAACGCGCATACCTGTCGTTTCTGTGAGTACGGCTGCAACACTAACCGTGATGGTAAAGCATACGGTAACGGCGCATGTGGTTTTGACCACTATCGAGGTTTAGATGTTGCATAAAAAAGAGAAACCGACATTTAAGCCGTTCGCCCACCAAGAGGCATTTGCTAACCTGTGGGGTGATAAAGAGCGCGTGTTGAACTTCGATGGATGCGGGACGGGCAAAACGCTCGCCTGCATTCATGCAGTGAAAACGTACTGGCCTGACGCGCGTGTTCTTGTACTCGCGCCACTATCCATTTTAACGCCAGCGTGGGCTAAAGACCTACGTTTCGGCTGGCCCGAAGCGACCTATGCTATCGCTGCGGGCACTGCTGCCAAAAAACGTAAAGCCTTCGAAGGTAATGCCCAATGGGTAATCACGAACCACGACACGGTTAAGATGATAGACAACGAGGGCTACGCGCCTAAATTCGATGTCCTCATTGTTGACGAGGGCGACGCCTTCCGAAACAGAACGTCCATGCGTTCCAAGTCGATTAACCGTATAGCAGGTGACATTGAGAAAATGGCACTTATGACGGGTACACCCTCCCCTAACACCATTCTCGACATTTGGCACTTAGCGTTCCTCATAGACCGAGGTGAGCGCCTTGGCAAAAACTTCTTTGGATTCCGTCAACAAGTATGTGACCCCAAGCCTATTCTTGGCGCGCCAGCGGGCGCAATGAAATGGGAGGATAAAGCCGGTGCAGCAGACCATGTGACGCTGATGCTATCTGACATTACTTCCCGTGTTGCGCTTGATGACGTTCAAGAGCTGCCAGAGACCATTTACCGAGAGGTAACGGTTGAGCTACCTAAGAAGATACGCCGTGACTACGAGTTCCTAAAACGCGAGTCAGTTTTAGCGTTGGAGAGCGGCGAAATGCTGAATGCCGTCCACGCGGGTTCACGTATGCAGAAGCTACTGCAAACGCTGTCGGGTGGCGTGTACAACGAAGATGGATCAGTCATTAACGTACACAAAGAACGTTACGAGCTGGTGCTTGATTTGGTTGAAGAGACAGACCACGCGCTTGTTGCGTTCAACTGGACACATCAACGTGACGGCCTAATAGCCGAGGCCGAAAAACGAAAGATTACTTACGCGGTAATAGATGGTGACACGCCATCATTGGAGCGTAACCGAATCGTTCATCAATTTCAGCAGGGCAACATTCAAGTGATTTTCGCTCACCCGCAATCAGCAGGGCACGGTTTGACATTGACTATGGCGAATCGCGTTATTTGGGCAAGCCCTACTTATCGTGCCGACCTCTACGAGCAGTTTAACCACCGTATCGTACGAACAGGCCAAAAACGTAAGACCGAGATTATTCATATTGCGGCTGAGGAAACGGTAGAGGAAGAAGTCTACCAGAAGATGCTCAACAAGCAGATGAACATGATTGACTTACTAAACACTATCGCAGGACTGTCGCAAGCAGCCTAACCACAACTTTTACATTATAGAGAGAACCATTATGAGCAACTTACCTTTAAACAAATTCCAAATCACAGCAGCAGACTTTGACCTTGAAGCGTTCAACGAGGCCGTAAAAGACGTTCGCCACACGCGCAAGCAAGTTGTTGAGTTCGGTAGCGACTTCGAAGAAACACGCGAGAAGTTAGTTGAAGCTGAAGAAGGTTTAAAAAGCGCTATGGCCGACTTGAACCTTGACGAGATAACGAAGCTAACCGCCGAGTGCAAACGACTAAAAGCCAAGTTGCAAACTACGCCAGTAACCAAAGTGCAAGCATTCGACGAAGCGATGGACAAGTTACACGCTTTCTTCGAGGCGGGTTGCCGTGTCCCAAAGGAATTAGCTGAAAACACAGAACAAGAGGCAGCATAAAATGTCAGCAGCAGAGAAGTTAAAAGAAGAATTTGACCTATCAGATATCCCCGCTAGCGAGCTACCAGACCGTAAGGCTGTAGTTACCGAGTTATTTCGCGTACGTCGCGAGATAGCTCTAATAGAAGCTGAGCAATTAAAAGCCCTGAAAGAGCGTAAAACCGAGCTTGAGAACTACTTAAAGGCAACCTTAGAAGTAGGCGAAAAAGTGGCTTACGTTGGCATAGGCGCTGTGTCTATGAGTGAAGAAACACAGCCCTCTGTTACTGATTGGGACGCATTGTACGAGCACATTAAAGACAATGATGCATTTTACCTTCTACAACGTAAAGTCAATGCAGCGCCGTTCAGAGAGCTTATTTCGATGGGTGACTCACTAGCAGGTGTAAAACCTGTTCAAGTGCGAAAACTATCGGTGCGTAAAAATTAATTAGTAACACTGTTGACTTGCATTAACAGTGATACTAATATTGCAGCCTCAACTGGTTCTCTCTATGTACTTGTTGTGGTTGCTTGCTAACCCCCTACTTCCTAGTCAGTTGTTGGGGGTTTTTCGATCAAACTATTTGATCCAATGACTCATTAACGATTAACGAATAACGAACATAAGGAATACCATCATGGCGAATAACACTAACGTAGCTGTTCAAGCGGAAAAATTCGGCGGTGTAGCAACTATCGAAGAACGTGGCGATTACGTTGGCCGTGGCTCAGAGAATGTAACCACAGACGATTTAGCCATTCCTCGCTTGAAATTGTTACAAATGATCAACCCAGAAGTAGAGCCTGGCAACCCTAAACAAGTTGAAGGTGCGCAAGCTGGTATGATCATGAATAGCGTTACAGAAGAACTGTACACATCGCTTTTCCTAATCAATTTAAGCTTTACAAAGAAAATCGTTGTATGGCGTAAGCGGAAGTTAGGTGGCGGTATGGTCGGTTCATACGACACAGAACAAGAAGCCCTAGACGCACTAGAAGAACAAGGTCTAGCGGTTAAAGACCATGATATTTCTGAGAACCCTACTCACCTAGTATTACTTCTAGACGACGAAGGTAATCCGAAATCTGTTGCACTACTTGATATGCCTGGGGTTAAAGTCAAAAAGTCACGAATCTGGAACACCCTGATTAATGACGAAGAAAAACAAGGCAACCCTCGCTTTGGTTGTGTGTGGCAATTAGGCGTTGTGTCTGAGTCTAATAGCTCAGGTAATTTCTTCAACTACGACGTATCACTTGTAGCTCATGCTCCTGACGAGTTATACGATCAAGCTGTTGAAATGTATAGCGCTTTATTTGCTTCAAAGACCGAAGCAGCATAACTGCCCTACCACTTTAGGGCATTGGCCGACTCGTTTTTGGGTCGGCTTTTTTGTGTAAAATATTAAAGCAAAATGAATGAATGTTTAAAGTTTGATCATAAAAATTTACTATTTTTTGAATCTTTAGTTAACAATTAATTTTTTATTAAATTTCATAAAATTAACACTTCAAAACACCTTTACAATACTTTACATTAGCGCCTTAAATTTTTGGTGGCCAATGGTAACAGGAGAATATAATGGTCAGCGATTACATGGTGGACATCGAGTCTATGGGCACGAACGCAGGTGACGCGATTCTGTCAATCGGCATTGTTCCAATGGATTTAAAAAACAAAAAGATACACAAAGGCTACTACACTCGTATTAGCCTCGAAGATAGCCAAAAAGCGGGTTTCCGCATCGACGCGAGCACCGTCCTATGGTGGCTACAGCAAGAGCAAGCAGCGCGTGACGAGTTCAAGGGTAACTACGCACATAAGCCAGTTAAAGACGCACTAATCGAGCTAAGCGAATTTATCGCTGAACAATCGAAAGGTGTACCAGCAGATGAGATACGTCTATGGGGTGATGGTGTAGCAATGGACAATGCTCTGATAGCCGAAGCTTTCAAGATTTGTGGCCTCCCCCGCCCTTGGTCATACAGAGGCGATATGTGTTACCGCACTATTAAGAACCTAACCCCGCAAATTGAACGAGTTGAGCCAACTGTTGCCCATCACGCATTATTCGATGCGGAGGCACAAGCGCTTACTCTATTCAAACGACTAGAGGCGTTAGGTCTGTAATGATTGAGTCACAGTACACAGCGAACATCGGCAAACGACTGAGTTCGGACATAATGCGTACGTGGAAAATCAACGATAATTTCGCAGGTGGTGTACCTGACGCATTTTATCGACACCGCAATGGAAAACTCCCGTTATGGGCTGAGTACAAATTCATAAAGACACTACCTAAGCGGCCTACGACGGTCGTTAAGCCCGACTTATCTGCACAGCAGCTATTGTGGCTTAATGAAGCTGTAGAGGCCAATGAGCTTGCAGTAGTGATCATCGGCTGCGAAGCCATAAAACATCAACGACAAGTTTGTGGTGTTGTCCTAACTGACCCTAGCGAATGGGTTAACGGCATAACCGCCGAAGAATTTGCCAATCGTGCAGAAAAATTAAACTACACAGCTATAGCAGCGTTTATTGAGGAAACTACATTAGAGGGAGGGCTTTCAGACCATCGACTATAAGGAGGCTAGATCGGCTGGAGGCCACTCCGAATGTGGTGTTCATGTCTTAGCAAACGTTAACATATGCGTTGACATGTAACAGTGCTACTGTTAAATTATGTATAAGCAACACAACCACAACGGGGATTTTTAAGATGGAATACAGTAATGATGTACTAAAGAAAGTACAGCTTGCATGGTCATCCCATAAAGATGCTACGGCGCTAAGTCAGGCCAGAGCAGCAAAGGCTATGGGCATGAACCAGTCGGCTTTCAGTCAATATCTGAGAGGGACGATTCCGCTTAACACTGACTTTTTGACTAAGTTCACTGCTTTTACAGGGCTAGAACTATCTGACTTCGGTGCTTCCTCGGACACTGTTCCCGAGAAGCCGTTACGAGTATTAGCAACACTGTCGGGTCGCAAACCAACGAACCCGTCAGTGCTTGTACAAACCATACTCGAATGCGACGAGTCGTATTTCATAGAAGTGGATTACGACGACTTCGGCCTAAGAAAAGGGTCAATGCTGCTCGTTAACCCAAAGGGTAACGTACGGGATGGCGACAGAGTGGTTTACCTTCGTAAGAAGGGACAACCAATTGTGTTTGGTGAGCTATCAGAAACCGAAGAAGGCTGGGAGATCTTGGAACAACTCTGGCAAGGTGGAAGACGCTATTTAGTTGACCCTAAAGACGACGTTTTTAGAGTCGTGTCTGTATATAATCCGCAAGCTAGGGGGAGAAAATTTAGATAGAGTACGAGTGTGTACTAAAGGAATTTAAATGCCTGACTCAGCACAACAACACGACATAATAGAAAAATCGCCCCACTACAATACCCGTTCGGTGGAGGCTATTCACTTTATTAGGCATATGGATTTTGCGACAGGTAATGCGTTTAAATATATTTGGCGCTACGGCCTGAAAGACACAACCGACTTGGAACGCGGAAAGAGAAATTACTACATTAAGAACGCCCTTATATACAGACCCAACTTTGTATCTGAGGACGTTGGTCACTGCATGATTCGCATGTTATCAGCAATGGCCGAAGAATTTGAAAGAGAACAATTCGAGCTTTTAGTTGCCCTTATATCTGCCTCTATGGGTGACTACGAAATGTTAATCGCGCGTGCTAGGCAGCTTGAGCTGTTCCCTATCGCCGCAGAACACTTACTGCTTAACGGGGGTTAATATGGCTTTTAACGTTGAGTGGGTAACGCTTAACGCTATGGCTAAGGCAACGGGTTACACCGTTGCCGCCCTACGTAGCAAAATTAAGCGTGGACAATTATTTGAGGAAAAGCACTGGCGCAGAGCTCAGGACGGGCGTTTACTCATACATGTAGAAAATTTTAACGACTGGCTTAAGCAGTAACACTAATAAATATGATAACAGTAAAAATTATTGCAGATTCAATCGCCAATGGCGTACGTATTACAACAGCAGAACTAGAGTACCCTAGATTCATTCACGCGGAGCTTATGACTCATCGTGTCTTTTCACGTAACAGTGCAAGCTCGCGCGCTATACCAACAAAGAAAGTGAGACAACAAGTATGGACTACACCAGAGTTGCCTATACACTGGGGCGCGAACCAGAGTGGTATGCAAGCCCAGACGACTTTAAAGACCCTCCCGTCCTCCTTAGCGCGCGCTTTGTGGAAAGGTGCATCGAAAGCGGCATGCATGTTTCATTGGGGGATGGAAAAGGTAAAGCTACACAAGCAAGTCTCGAATCGTATATTAGAAACCTTCCAGACAATGAAGGTAGTGGTTACATCGACGGAGTGGGCGAATTTCTTATGGTTACGCGACCACAAAGACGCACAGCCAGAGATACGTGAACTTGCACGTCAAATAGGCGCGGCCTTAAATAACAGTGTTCCTAATGAACTAAGCTATAAGGAGTGGCACTTACCCTACATTACTGACGAAATGCGTGAGTGCTACGAGCTACAAGAGCTACTAATTCTTTCTGTCTCGTGCTGCGCGCAGGTTAGCTACCGGACGCTTGATTTGTCGTTCGAGAAGGCATTGCGCATCTTTGAGGCATTAACGTCAGGCGACCGTGTTCATGCCTCCCCTTTTGAGCACCAAGCTACACCTATTCCTACTTACCATAAGCTAACGAAGGCCAAAGCTAAACGTATTGGTGTTACACACTTTGACGTAGACGGTGGCCGTTGGTCAGGTAACTTCCGTGGTTGGATTCAGCATAGGCAGCTCATCAAGGGCCATACTGTAAATTAATTAGGCGCTATCCCTCCATATACACATTAAAATGGCCTCTTAAACTATTCGTAGATTTGGAGGCTATTAATATTTACTGAAGTACAATAACTAAGTAATACCCTCAAGCAATTTTTTATGTCTGTTACTATCTTTTAAATGCTAATATGCTCTACTTAACGTAAAAAAAAATTATCTACTCCCTGAAGGAATAAAAATGAGTAATAAATATGGTTTATCATTTATCACAGACAACGATTTATTTGAGCATGTCAAAGAAACTATTGAAAAGTATAGGTTTACTATAAATTTAAAAGAATTTAATAAAAATCTAGTTGACCCAATAAAACTTACCTTTGACTCTAAGATATACAGAAAAACAATTGAAGAAATTATTGAATCTGAATCGTTAAGACAAATTGATAAATCAAACACGAACCATATAGGGTACTTCCATCAAAATATTTTTAAGTATTTTGATGGATGGGATGTGCCAACTCAGGGATTTGACGCCATAAATGAAACTCTGAAAATTTATGTAGAAATGAAAAACAAGCACAACACGATGAATTCTGCATCAGCGCAAAAAACATATATAAAGATGCAGAATAAAATCCTGCGTGATGACGAAGCTACGTGCTACTTGGTGGAAATAATTGCAAAAAATAGCCAAGATATTAAATGGAGCATTAGCTTAGACAGTGAGCCAGTTTCTAACAAAAATATTAGACGGATTTCTATAGATAAATTTTATGAAATAGTAACGGGAGAAAAAGACTCATTTAAAAACTTGTGTGAGCAGATCCCCAAAGTTATTGATGATGTTATAAATGAGGGTGATGTCAGAAGTGCAGAAAATACAGTTTTCGAAGAATTAAAAGAACTCTCTCCTGACACACTGAAAAGTATTTATTTACTCTCTTTCGCAAAATACCAAGGTTTTGAAGATCTAAATATTGTAAAATAAACAATTAAAGCAGGTGTAAGTTAAATTCTTTTTAAATTCCGAAGCTTGTTTCAAGGTAAAAGGTAAGTAATTTATTACTTATGCAGTAGTTTTTATAATGGCAGGAAAAATGCTAAATTCAGAAAATCTCACCCATGGGTTCAGTCCAGAGCTATTAGCGGACGTACTTTCTCTATCGAAAAGCTCTGTTGAGTCAAGGATTAAAAAAGGAGAGTTGACTCCAAATCCGAATACGAACTTAATCCCGTTAGAGCAAGTTTCTCACCACCTAGAAGTAAAAAGTTTATTAGCTTCTTCATGGGAGGACGAAATTAAAATTAAGCCCAAAAGAACTTATAATCTTCTAGAGCTTTTTGCTGGCGGTGGCGGTTTAGCTTTAGGTATGGAGGAAGCTGGGTTTAACAGTGTGCTGCTAAATGAGCTCGATAAACATGCTTGTGATACTCTAAAACACAACAGGCCTGAATGGAATGTAGTCCAAGGTGATATTTCAACTATTGATTTTACAGACCTTAACAAAGATGTTGACATAGTTACGGGTGGATTCCCTTGTCAGGCGTTTTCATATGCAGGTAAAAGCCTTGGCTTAGAGGACACTAGAGGTACATTATTTTTTGAAATGGCTCGTGCTATAAAAGAAGTTAAACCTAAAGTTTTTATGGCTGAAAATGTGAAAGCCCTACTAAAGCACGACAATGGGCGTACATTAGAAGTTATAAAAGGAGTTATCGACGAGTTAGGCTATATACTCGTCGAGCCAAAGGTATTAAAAGCAATATTTTATAAAGTTCCTCAAAAGCGTGAACGATTAATATTAGTAGGAATAAGAAAAGATTTAGCGGACAAAGGCGCTTCCTTTAAATGGCCTTCACCGTACAATAAAATACTTTCTCTAAAAGATGCTTTTTATAAGGGTGAGCTATACGATACTGATGTGCCACTCTCACAAGGGCAACTCTATCCTACCCGTAAAAAAGAAATAATGGAACATGTACCACAGGGAGGTTATTGGCGTGATCTGCCTGATAACCTTCAGAGAGAATACATGAAAGCTAGCTACTTTTTAGGTGGGGGAAAAACGGGGATGGCTCGAAGGCTCTCCATGTCTGAACCTAGCCTTACCTTGACTACAGCACCTGCACAGAAACAAACTGAAAGGTGTCACCCTACAGAGACAAGGCCATTACAATCTAGGGAGTACGCACGTATACAGACATTTCCAGATAGTTGGGAGTTTATAGGCCCTCTATCAGCCGTTTATAAGCAAATAGGCAACGCTGTACCTGTAAATATGGCCGCAGCTATAGGTAGATCGCTAATCAGGCTTCTAAATGACTTAGAGGCCTGAGCAAGCTATTAAAACTACTTACAATAAATGAGTTTTTCTGCCTACAAATTTAGTAACCTAGAGTATTTTTCAAATGCTCTAGGTTAACTTTAACCCATTCCCTGTCTATAGCACCCCAACTACAAATCTCATAATAGCCATTTTTAGTCGAGCCAACATAGCAGCACTCAATATCCAATTCTATTAGTGCATTAATAGTGTCTTGAGCAGTTCTTCTAGGTATATCTATTTCTTGCATTATCTTAGGGATAGTATTAACACCATTTTCTATATAGCCCGCAAGGAGCAATCTCCTATAGAATGAACTTTTTGTTTTACTTATATCCATTTTATGCCTTTCATATTTTATTAAACTAAATTTATCTTGATCAATTTATTAACCTAGGCACGAAAACCATGCCTACCCCAACCTAGAACTCCCCCTATGCATTCTTATCGACTGTGTAACGACACCTTCAATACAATATTCGTCAGTTGCCTTTATTTTGACTGGCTTATAATCTGGGCTAGCAGACACAAGCTGGTTGTTCTTCATATCTGCTATTTTGCATATGAACAGACCGTTGTAGCAGGCTACGATGACGTCATAATGCTTTACATCTTGCGCCCTATCGATAATTAATAAATCACCGTCATATATCCCTACACCCTCCATACTTCTGCCACTGGCGCGGCCTATGAACATAGAGTCTTTGATGAAAGTAGAATCAAGCGTATTTTCTAAGTCTGTGAGTTGAGACCCAATTTGGGCGTTTTCTATGAGCATATAGCTATTTCAATTATTAAATAAGAGCATTTAGATAATTATAGATAAACACTGTATATACGTACAGCCATTTTTTAAAGGTTAGCAGGTGATCTTGCTCACATTAATAATGTGATTAACGGGTGGTCTCTGTAGTAATCTAACCTCAGAGGAGCGGCAGTGCGCCATATACAGCGGACAGTGGTACGCCCGGCTCACTGAGCAAATTTTAATGGTGTTTTTTTTGCAAAAAAGGTGACAGTAAAATTTTCCGTTGCAGCCGCTTGTTAAATTTTGGTTGCTACAATTACAACTCCAGATGTATAGGCATATCCATAACCATACCCAGTACCATTTTTATAATTGTTCCCTCCAGAATTAATCGGCATGATATTTGATATCATATAACCGTTAGACACAAGACCATTACAGGCGACTTCTATTTGTTTTGAAAGCAACTCGCCTTTAACTTTATCCTGTACTTTATCTCCTCCAAACAACCCTTTTTCTGAGTCTCTTGTAGCCTCAATAAATACTGTTTTAATTTTATCTTCCATACTTGCCTCAGGTTTGAAATTTAACGCCTCACTAAGAGGCTGATAATAGTTGGTTAGAATAAGCGACGAAAGGAGCAAAACCAACTTTTTTTCCTTTTTTAACAGATTGTTAGGCTTACGAGCCAATTACGGTTTTACAAACTGGACAACTACGGAATCTTGCGTTTACGCGATTAGTCATACTTTTATTGCGTTTAGAATCCCAACAGGCTGTACAATACAAACCAGAATCATCCACAAATTGATAAAACCCCCACTTTGTACCAGTTGGTTTTTCATCTGGTGCAGGTGTTGTAGATTTTAAAATTCTAACCTCATCTTTAAGAGAGGCTAATTCTTCTTTTAGGGATGCTGATTCAAGTTTTACATCAGCTAACTCAATTGAAAGATCTGCTAATAAATTACTAAACTCAGCATCAGAAATGTTTTTCGATATTTCTTTTAAACGCTTAACAAGTTTGAGCGAATTGTTGACGGTGGAAACTATATCCATTTAATACTCCATGTAAACGTAATAACTTTATCAGAGGATGATTTTCCCTATTTTAGCGCGAAAGCGTCCTTTTTTGTGGGCGTATATTAATAGCAAATAGTGTAAATTACTGCCAGCTATGAATGTTACGCTTTCTGTTGTATATGTAAAGATGTAAAAAAATGAGAGTTTCCTCTTATTATTACTAAACTAATGACGACTCACCTGAATGACTATATTTCGCTCTTGGCTGCCCTTCACTACTAAACTTAAACACACCAATCTTTCGCTTTAGTTCCACCATCATAGGTCACTCCTAAACCTGAGCTAATTATAATTTCAGTCAGGCTTTTGTTGTCCACGTATACGTCAGCAACTATCCTAAAATACTTACCACGCTTTGTATTCCTAAGCTCAATAACCTTTGCCGAACGTAAAGCTTCAACGGTTACTTGCTTTGCTTGGCGAGCTAGATCTTTTTCTTGTTTACACTTGCCGCGCATCTCTGGCGTATCGACACCAGCTACTCGAATGCCGATTCGCTCCCCTATTAAGGAATGAAGTCCTCTTATGTTAGCTCTAAAGGTATCGCCGTCATAGATTGAGGTTACTTCTGAGACTATCAAAGTGCCATGATTCTTGTTTCTTATACTTTCAGCGTTAGCTGTGAAGGACAACAAAAGTAATAAAGCGAATAATCTCAC